ATTTTTTTTCGCCCAAATTTTCAGTTACCTATCTCACTATATTTGTTAACCGTTGAGATTTTTCATTTACCTGTCTCAAAATAAGTGTTAACCCCATACGTGACAGACAGGTTACAAAGATTGCGATTATGTGTCAATAACCGAAACATTGACCGCAACAAAAATATAATTATTTGTGATTGTGATGACTGAAAATAAATTAAAGATGATTGAACCAAATGAAAAACTTTTACAATTAAGGGCAAACAAATGTAAATAAGTTTCATTGCATAATGTTACGGCATTGTTTCATTTATAAAGCACGATTATTACAATACATTGCAAACAAAATGGGGTGAGGAGCTGGTCAAAGAATAATAAACTATACTAGCCCATGCTAGCGAGCACCATCCATTATTAATGCACATGACTATTCTATTCTTTACTATCCATTCATTCACTTACTAGCCTATCATGTATCTATAACCGTGCTATCACTGTATTTTATACACCTTTATGTAGTAGTATTCTTGATAGTGTTTGATTGTTATATACTATTATTTAATGCACATTTATGGCATTAATACTATAACGATTAGTCTATTTTGTAGCACTGTTTATTTTACTGTTTGTTATATATAAAAGAAAAGACCTTACTATTATGTAAGGTCTTATAGGTTTGTTGTTGTTTGTTTTGTAATTAATTTACATTTAACCAGTTATCTTGATAGTCATTAGATAAACCATAGGCGAGCATATAGGCAAGTTGTTCCTGTTTACCTGTTAGGCTTTTAGGTATTTTATTAATTTGTTCATCTTGATAATGTTGCGGTAGTTGTGTATATTTCTCTTCTTCACTTGTTTGTAGCCGTTCTTCTTCCTTAATCACATAAGAAGAATACTCCTCAAAGTCTTTGTTCGCTGTTTGTTGTTGCATATTTGAATAGCTTCCACCCAGTCCAAAGCCCAACACAAGGGCAAACAGTACTGCGATTGTGATAGCTATTTTATTAACTTGTATTTTGGTTGTTTCTTTCATTGTCTTATATCCTTTTCTTTTAGTTGTGTTGTTCTATTTAAAAGCGTTGTGAATATCTTTTACGCTGTCTTTAATTTCCTTTGCGCTGTTTGCCATACTCATAACCGAACCTATAACAACATGCAAGAATAATATAATCCCTGTTAACCATGGCGCAATACTAAAACCGATAATATATAGTAATACTTTGATAAACATAATTTTATACCCCTTTATAAATATTTTTCTAACAGCTCTAATCTAATATCGTGCATGGTGCCCCACGTTCTGTCCGCGCGGGGGTGCTTGTATCCCGCTATTGCGATAGCTTCAACTGTTAAGTTATAGTTGAAATAGTTTATAACTAGACCGTTACCAGCGAGCAACCCCACAGACTGCTTTTTCAACCATGGGTCATTATTGATTTTGTCTTTTAGTTCTTTGAAATTGACACGTTCTTCAATATAGTTCTTTGCAATTTGTTTCTTTTTCATAAGTTTGTACCATCTTTCTATAAAGTCATTAAATAACTTTGTGAAGCCTATAAATTTTATAGGCTATCAAAATCGTTTAATAGTTGATAGTATCATCATCAAAATAACTTTTTACATCTCTTTGCAGTTGGTTTTTACGTCCTTTGTTTGGAATAATCCCACGTGTAGAAGCTGACCAGCTTTTCAAGTTGTAAACCGTATCATCTTTCATTACAACGTATTGATAAACCAAACGTGAACCGTACGCATTCGGTTTACTTTCAACTGTATAAGAACGGTCATAATCGACTAGTCTAGTATTGAGATATTGTCCGTAACGGTTTGTTGTTTCTTCTAGTAAATGTTCTTGTTTAAATTCTTTCATTTTGTTTTCTCCTTACTTTCTATATTTATATTATACTAATTTAATTCATTTAATGCAATAACAGGAAGATTGTTATTGCGTTACAACTATGTTACTTTTCACTGATTTCAGTCAGTTGTTTTTTAAAGTCTTTCAACTCTTTCCAATGCTCCACCCTGTCTATATAGGTTGTAATTTCGTTCTCCCTTTTAGCTGTCATGCGTTCCCAGCCGTTACGCTCTATCAGTGTAGCTTTTATACATTTTCTAATATTTGAAAGAAAGTTACTGATAGAATCGATGACGGCGAGGTTATAAGAATCGCCCCTTTTATATATTTTATCAAAAATCCTTTTGTTGTTATGGTCGTAAATTTCTACATAAATCTCACTATCAACTGAAAAAGCTTTTATTTTGTAATTGTCTAATTTGTATGTAACGTGTTTCATTTTGTTTTGTTTCTCCTTTATTTCTATTAATCCCAACCATGTAAAACCATGTTATAAATTAAAGCGCCTAATATTGCGATACCCATAAAAGTTAAAAAGTTCATAAAATCATACCTCCTTTAATTTCGTAGCATTTCTTCTTAGTTCCATCGGTCATTAAATGATAAACTGTTAAGTTATATCTATCAACCTTACAAGTCAAATGCACATTACTACAATTTAAGTGACTACATCCCATTATCTGTTTTATTTCTTTCATGTTGTTCGTTCTCCTTTGTTGTTTGTTGTTCCTTAACTCTATGAATATAGTATATCATAAGAGTATTACGAGAACATTACTAATTTATTTAAAAGCTATTATTAAAATATTAAGTTTATATTACATAGTACTTTTTAGTTATGTACTTTTTGGCATGGCTGTAAAGCCCATGATAGCAAGGCTTTACAGGTTTTCAAGTTATGATTTTTTTGGCTATTTTCTTCTATTAAATAAAAAGACAAAACTTTCACGGCTTTCAAAATAAGAAATAAATAAATAAAAGCCCTTGTAATGGCTCTATAAAGCTGTTAGAATGAAAGTATCAAAGGGCGAATAAGTCCGACCAACGAAAAGCGAAAAATTTAAAAAGATGGCTCTTTTTAAAAGCTTTAATGTTGGCTCAAAAAGTTGAATTATTACAAAGAATTGCTGAAAATTCGAGCCAGCAAAACTGGCATATATAAGATACGAATTTACACCGATACCATACGCGCGTGCGCACGAAAGAAAAATCACTGAATAATTTCAGTGATTTTATTTATTATGAACGTGTACGTTGCGTATCCGCAAGGAATGGTATTAGATTCTCATGTATGGCCGTCAAGTCAGTACGAATAGCTTTGTTCAACCAGAAGTCTTTCTCAGCAAGTCCAGAGCGTTCCATGTCGGCCAGTAATTCAACTGTGCCAATCTCAGCCATCTGAATGTTGCTTTGATATTCAGCAAGTCGTCCAGTAACGTTGATGATTCCGCCACGAGTTGTTGCAAGAACTTCGTCTTTTTCTTTTGGCTCTTCGTTAAAGGTTGCAGTCATGATTACTTCATAAGCGTCCAGTGAGAAGTCGGAATCTAAGTCCATGTAGTCTTTTGGCTGTTGCGATTTAAGGAACTCTTTCATTTCATCGACTGAGCTTTGAACTTCTGCTGTAAGGTCAGTTTCGTCTTCCAGCTTGTCTACGAAATCGCTCATGATTACTATTGCATTTGAAGCAATACACATGAGGTCACTGACCGTAACAGTCAATTTTGATTCGATAGGTTCTTGTTTAGTAATTTCTCTTCTTGCCATTTTATTCTCCAATTTAAGTGTTTTTATTTTTGAAAATTAAGTGTTTTTCTAATCCTATGTGTAAGAATTAGGTGTTTTCGTGCGTAACTTTGCGATTTAAGTGTTTTCTATGTGTATGTGCAAAACAGGTGTTCATTTCATGTGAAGAAAACCTAGTCCTAGCAATTCATGTGCTTTTTCTAGTATTTCATAGTCATGCTTTAACTTAGAGACTTGTCTTTTAAGTGCTCTGTTTTCTTTCATAAGTCGTGTGAAATCATCTATCAATTTAGTTTTGAAATATGAATCTCGAATACTATCATCCAACAGGCTCTCATACTTTTTGCGTAAGATATAGTTGTCTTTCTCTAGCTCTTCGATACGTTGTTTGTCTTTGTTAAACCAGCTCATTAGAATCCCTCACGTTGCATTTGTGCGAAACGTTCTTCTGTGATGTGTTCTGGGCAATACCAGCGACCAGCATTAGAAACTTCATCGTCATTGTGTATGTAATGTGGCGTCTCACAAGATGAATCCAAACAGTAAACCATGTCACGTTCGGATAATGGTGCGTGTGGGTCAGCCAAGTGATTTGGGTCTTTCAAATATTCATATGTGATTTTCATTTTAGTTCTCCTTTATTTAATATTCGTGCCGTATCTTTGTGGAATGAAACAAGCCCACATTTGGTACAAGCTGGGAATCGTTCCCCATACTCTGAGTAATCAGAGAAGTCGTGTTTGTGTTTGACATGTCTGTAAAACCATTCTTTCATTTTATGCTCCTTGTAATTCTACTGTGAACTCATCCATCATATAGATAGTATTCATCGCTTTGGTCATCTCGCTAGCATACTTGAATGCTTCTTCGAAGTCCTCGAACTCCTCAACACTCATGCGCTCTGCACCACCTACAGTCATGCGTGCAATTACTGTATATTTCATTTTGCTCTCCTTAATTTACTCGTACTGCTACGGTACGATTACCACGATGGTCGCCACGTGGATTTTGTGCTTCATAAGCATACTTGTAAACTTTTAATTTTGTTACACCCAGTTGGTCAGCAATTTCTTGCGCTGTACCCTCTGCGATGATTTTCTCGCCTTTATAAGCAATATATTCTGCTGGCATTAGTACTCCTCCAAGCTGTGTATTTCATCGTACTTCTTCATGAACTCTGCAAACTTTGGTGCGGTCACATAGTCATCACCCACGACGTCACGTGGAAGTGTAGCAATGTGAATGTAGTTCAAATGTTCTTCATCAACAACACATAAGATATGCACCCAGTGCTCCATTGAGACAGGAAGCACCACCTTGATGTCCTTGGGTGCATTCAACCAGCGTGGTGTACGTTTATCTACCATCAGATAACCAGCGTCTTGTAGACCATCTCTGATTAGTTCCCAGTCTTCATTTGATGTAACAATCACAGCGTTACGTTTTAAGAATTCTCTGTATTTCATTTTGTCTCCTTTTTAGGATAAACGTTATCCCAGCTGTCTAGCATTTTCAATGCGTATTTGTATTGGCCGTAATACTTGCCCTCATAGGCATACACAGCACCCTCAAATTTGATTTGTTTATCAAGTGGGAAGTGTGGATATGCTGTGTCTGGAACTTCAATCCATACATGGTCAACACCCAACTCACCATTCACCATGACCTCTTTAATGAGCACTGTGGGTCTTCCATCATATGTCTCACTCATTTTATCAACTCTGCCCTCAACAGTCACAGATTGGAACTGGTAGTACTGTTTGAGGTCTACTCGACACCACTTGCGATTACGTTTTGTGTTGCGCTTCTTACGTTGCGCCTTAGATAGTTGCTTACCCATTAAGTTGTTCCTCATTTCTTTACTTGATGAATATAGTATATCAAATAAAAACGAACCTGTGGTTACAGATTCGTTAGGCTGATATTAAGTTTATGTTACTTATTACATATCTTGTAAATCATACCAATCAAGGTAGTCCAAACAAAAATCACGCTCGGCTCTCTTGGCTTTGTTAAGATACTTACTGAGAAAATTCAGTAAGTCTGGGTAACAGTCACCAGTGTACTTCACTAGGTCTTCATCCAGAAACCGTTCAATATATTCAACAGCTCTCCACTGACGGTCTGTTCCGTATTCATAACCGTATTTATCTATGTGTTTCTCCATCTCGTTCTACCATTTCTTCCAATCTTAACACTTTCGTAATGGTTTCGAATTCTTCCTTTGTGATATATCTAAATTCACCATCGATACCAATGACTTTGACTGTATAACAATTATCCCATGTGTCATCAGCAATTGAGAATGTTAAATTCTTTACCCAATAACCATTGATACCCATGAAATCATGTCTCTCAATGATTGATTCATCTTTTACAGGTGTTTTTATCATTAGTTGTTCTCCTTAAAACAGCGGTGTCAAAGGTGGCTTTTTGTAGTCCACTTTATAACCCTCTACTTCATCCTTTTTAGCTTGTTCGTTGTGTCTGCGAACTTTTTCGCATTCGACTAACCAATCCACTTTACGTTCCAGATTGTCCAGTCTTAAATTAGTTTGCCATGTCATTCCCATCAGTTTTCTCCTTTGTATGAAGCTAGGTCTCTGCGTATGTTTTTGATACGTTCGTTGTAAGCTTGAATTTGACCTTGAATTGAGTTCAATTGTGAGATTGACAGGTCTAGCATTTTCTGTGCTTCGGCGAGTTCCTTTTCTTGATATGCAATCACTCGCTCTTGGAATGTTGGTGCTGATGTTTCGTCAGTTGGTTCGATTTCATAATCGTTTGGCATAATATGTTCCTCTTTCTTTTACTTTATGGCTTAATTATAACAAAGAAAAACGAGTCTGTGGTTACAAACTCGTTTTATAGATATTAAGTTTCTGTTACATAACTAATGTAATCAACCATAAGACAACCCAAATCCACGTTGCCAACCATAAGCTACGTAGTGAACGTTCTGAGAAATCTGGTTCTGGTTTACCAATATAATGATAAAGCGCTATGCGTAAAGGTTCAGTGAGTGTATTGTAGCGCAACCAATCGACTAGCAATAGCAAGCCGAAGATTAACCACGCACTAAGTTCTGGTAGGATTGGAAATGCAACTCGTACAAAGTTATCCCAACCGAACTTGAATGCAAACACAGTTACTGCATTGGAAGCAATAATCAGTGCAAGATTAAAGATGGTAACACCTATTTTGTATCCAATAGCGGATTTATTGTCATGTTTCATTGAAAGTAAGACTCCCCTGTTTCTACTACATCAAAGAGTGGACGTGAATAAGCATTCATGTAGGCTAAGATAAAGTTGGTTTTAGACCAAGTATTATCCCACATAGCACAAGTATCTTGCGCAAAAGTAACCATTACCCAGTGGTCGATGTCACCGATTTCGTCGTCAAGCTCTGACCAGAAATCATCCATACAAGCGAAATCTGAATCAAATGGGTTGTTTACGTTGAGATAATTCTCTGCACCACAAGGAAGACCTATACGGTCGAGGACTTCTGCCCACCAGTCTGGGATTTCAATTTTATTGATTGGACTCATTTTCTGCTTCCTCTTTACCTTTCTGAGCACGAGCGTTACACTCTGCACACATTACAATTTTACCAAAAGACCAGCCAGCTTTACGAAGATTCGCTTGAACTTTCCCTTTGTTCGCTGTTTTATCCCAACGATAGATATGAGCGTTACCACAGCCCAATACATCACATTGAGCACCATAAATTAAAGCCATTAGTCTTCATCCTCCATCAAGTGTGCCAAACAAGCTAAAGCCATTGCTTTAGCAGAAGCTTTACTAATCATTTCAAGTTCATCCCAGTCGAATACATCTGGTGGAAAGATTTGACGGAAACGAACCAAGTCAGCAATTGCTTTGTCATAAGGTTCACCATCATCTTTAAGTTTCGCATATTCATTTTCATTGCGAAGTTTGTTTAATGTATGTTTGCACTCGTCGATTTCTTTTTGGAATCCATCAAGTTTAGCCACTGATTGTTTAACCATATCTACAGCAACCCTAGTTTGTGCAATGGTGCTTTTAAGAATCATGATTGACATTGCACTATCTTCTGGGAAGTTGAACTGAACTGTGGTATCAGAACTAAGTGTTGCCATATTGATACCATAGGCTGTTGATGGGTTTTCCAGCATTTTGTTGAGTGTTTCCGTCATGCTGTCCAACTCCATGGCATTCGCTTGGAAATCCGCTACTTCATCACCCTCAGTGAACTTAGCGTTAGTTCCGATTGGTTGTGGGTTTTGAAGTTTTGCAACAGACCATTTACCTACAGGTTGTCCGTTGATAATTTCTACACCTTTAAAGAATGGTACTGCACGGCCTTTGCCAAATTCAATTGTTAGTTGTCTCATTTTAGTTCTCCTATTTAATTGTGCGCTTGATAATGTCAAGCTCTTCTTGTGTAAATTTTTCGTACCAGTTGCCTTTTCCGCACTGATACTTCCAATCTACTTCTGCTTTTACGGCTCTGGCCATTTCGAGTGAATCGACTTCCTGTAAGAATCGTTCGCCCCAGTGGTCAATCCGAACACTGTAACGTTCAGAGAGTGAGTTCGGATTACGTATCCGTCGAATGTTCCGCTCAACGGACACATTCTCACGGTTATTCTTACGTGCTGGGAGCATAAACTCTGTGTTACAGTGTGGACAAGTTACAATCTTGCTCATATGTTGTTCCTTTCATTTAACTTATGCGTTAATTATAGCATAAGAAAATCAGCCTGTGGTTACAAGCTGATTGTGGAAATGTTAAGATTCTGTTACAGAGTCTTGTTTCTCTTGACACATTTCATGAATGAGTTCGATATTACCATTATAGCCAACTGAAACATAGTGCGTTTTCAATTCCTCAATGATAGCGTCGATATGACAAGGATTGATGTTGAGTATAATAGTGCGATATTCGTGAACAGGTTGACCCTCAATCATGATACCAGTGTCAGCAATTACACCAAATTCTGCGAGTGCTAATTCGTCCATATGAATCTCCTTTCACTCTATTATACTACATTTCTTCACCATTGAAGCGTTCGAACTTCTCTGCATGGTCTTTCAACCAGTCACGGATTTCGATTTCAATGTAGTAAGCGTCCAATCCATTTGCTTTAGCATTACGTTCTTCGTCATGCTTGGCGAGTAGATGAACATAGTCGTCAATCTTTTTGAGGTCTTTTTCTTCTGGGTTTTCTGGTTTACGTCCAGCACGAACTGAATATTTGAATGCACTCAATAGATAGAAACCTTGGGTGAGTGAATAACTAAAACCGCATTCTGGTGTAATTACTTTCTCGAAATAGGTGTAGAGTTGAACGCCTTGTGGGTTTGTATAGTAATCTTGTTTGATTTTTGTCATGTTAGTTCTCCTATATTAAATTGATTTCATTTTGTTCGCAGATTTGTTCTGGAAATAGTTTAGCTTGTTTCTCAGTCAAAATGAAGATAGACATGCTCTGTTTAACGTTAAGTTTAGAGATGGCTCTGCGAACTTCTAAACCAGAAACTTCATCTTCATTATAAACCAACAGAACACCAGCCACTCCGTCGTTATCTACACGGTACTCAGCAACATAGCGATAGGCTTTGAATGGGAATTGCTTAGCTACTTCACAGGCTAACTTATTCAACGAGCGTTGCATAACTTCTGTGAATGTTGGTGGCATAAATTCATCAGACAAGGCCAATTTATGACGTGAGATGAATGTACTCATTGTTGTGGGTACTACGTCATATTGTTTTGCAATGTCCACTACTGGAACACCAGCCAAATACTGTCTACGAATGTCTAGTTTGTTTTCTCTTAATTTGTTTGCTCTTACCATAATTATTTCCTTTCAATACTCTACTATTATAGCAAAAGAAAACCATCCTTGTGTTACAGGTTGGTTACATGCGTATGAAATTTTGGTTTATTTGCGATATAGGTTGGATTAATACCAGTTATTAGCATTCCAGAAAGCCATAGCACCAGTTGGTGTACCATAGCGACCAGCGATGTAGTTCATTCCGTTAACGGCTTGTGTATGAACATCACCACTAGTTTCTACTAACATTTGGAACAAACCGAATGCTGTAGATGATGGATTTTGTGCAGATGGATTCCAACCAGATTCATGTGAGATGATGAAATTGATTGCTTCCCATTCTGCACCAGAACCCCAACCACGTTCAGAAGCTACAGCTTGGACGATAGATTGCACTGAGCCATCAGTTGCTACAGGAGCAGTTTCTTGCACAGGGGCTGGTGTTTCGACAGCTGGTTGTTCTTCAACTACAGGAGTTTCTTGAACAGGTTCAGCTGGTGTTTCTTGTACAGGAGCTACAGGAGCTTCTGAGACGGTCGTAGGGACGATTTGAAGCTCACCGAGTAAGATACGATTAACTTCATCTTGAACGGCTTGATACTCAATGCCATGAGCTTCTAGTGAACGTACACGTTCTTCACCGTTACCATGCTTGCCAGAGATAACTTCAATCGCTGTTTCGTGGATGACTGTTTTCACATCTGCACTGGCAGTAAGACCACCAACGCTAAGCAACAACAATGCACCAGCAGAAATAACAACTTTGTTTAACTTCATTTAAGACCTTTCGATTTCGCCACTAGAAACATTTCATGGAGACAAGCTCGGTATATGTTCCATCAACATGGTTACTTCCCTTACGTACTATAAAGTCTTGAACACATACGTAGGAGTACCACAAGCAGTTTAACGTCGTTACAAGTGCTATGGACGTAATAAGGATGTGGGAATCGAACCCACATAAACCGTTTCCTCGAAATTATTTATTTATTGTATCAAATCAAATCAAAGTCGTCAAGTCGTTGTATCATTTGATTAACAGTACAGCCAGCGAACATGAGGTCAATCAGCAGTTGTTTAGCTTCACGATAGTCATTAAATTCTTGTTCAAATTCAAACGGTGCGTCAAGACGACCACTAGCATAACGTTCGTCGGCCAGCTCTTGATATTTGTTACGTTTGGTTACGTAATCTTCTAATACTGTTGTGAGTGTATCATTCACAGTGTCAATTTTTTCTTGGTATTCTTCTGGGTAAGCCATAGTTTCTCCTATTTCAGTTTAATATACTGACCAACGGATACACTCTTGTATTTTTCAGATGATACTGTTACTTGGGTGTTTCCAAGGTCTTTGCTTTTAATTGTAATTTTATTGTGTCCATCTTTACTTAATACTTTTCCCTCAATCTGGCTCACGTTGTTGTGATTGCTAAACAAACTAGACCAGAATATCCATGACCAAAAGCTTGGTGTAGATGTTTGATATGGTTGGTAACGATTGTAGAAGCGGTCATTATAAGTTGTGCTACTAGAGTTGTTTTGAATCGTATGAGTATCCAAGTCCTTAGTCACTGAACGACCACCAATCATTGCTTTCTTCACGTTAGGTGAAGAATGAGAACCTGTAGTCTTAGAAGACTTACTAGATTTATTGGAAGACTTATTCGAACTACCAGATGACTTCCAAGACTTGAAAGACTTATTAGACGAAATCTTTGGTGTGCTTCGGAATGAAGAACTTCGAGACGAGATGTGTGGTGAGCTATGAACTGAAACATGAGAAGTGAATGCACTTGCAGATGTTCCAGCCATAGCCAACGCTCCAATTACTAGTAGAGACGCTGTAAGTTTTGGTTTATTCAATTTGTGTTCCTCTGCTTCATTTAACTTATGAACATATTATAGCATATGAAAACTAGCCTGTGGTTACAAGCTAGTTTTAGTAGTATTAAGATTCTGTTACAAGACCCATAATTGTGGCCAAATATTCTTCACGAGTAGTACAATGTACTATTTTAATGTAGGCAGTTTCTTCTGTTGCGTCATCAAAGAATTCGTCATGGAAGCCTTTAACGTACTTCCAGTTGTCATTTTCAATGAGGTGCATTTCTTGAAATGCGTCGAAGATATACTTACGAGCACTGGCTATATTATCTGGGTCACGTCTTTTGTTGAATTCGTGCCACTCGAAGTACCACCAGCCATTCTCTGGTAGAGTTTCACAAGTCATGGTTGTAATACTTTGAATTTTTCGTTGCGCACGATTCTTGATATTACCACCAGCATAACGGTTGGTGTTCATTGCATGAATCATGTCGTTCAAGGATTCCAAACGAGTTGGGATAATTAATGTATTGATTGCCATTATCCACCCCAAATCCATGCGACTAAGGCCACAACCATGGCGATTACACCAAAGGTTATAAATAAGATGATAAGCGCTAAGAACATATATGGCAATATAGTAGCACCATACTCAGCAGTAAAGCTGGCTACAGCTTCTGGTGTAGATAAAGCACGTACCAGATAACCAGAACCAACCCATAAGCCAGCCAGTGCAACGACGAGAGACAACCGCATTAGACGTGCTCTACGTTCTAAATGTTTAATTTTCTTCATACCTATTCCTCATAATCATAGAAACGAGTTGACTTGTGGATGTACATAACCTCTTTAGGTTTCTGCTCTGCCACAATCATTTCGCTTTGCTGTTTACTAAGATGACGAACGAATCCGCCAGACACATCATAACCAAAGCTAATAAAGCGTGAGGGATTCATCACGAAGTCCATGAAATGACGGTCATCGTAATTGGCTTCAATCATCATCAAGTCCATGTCATGGAACAAATCAGACTTGGCAATAGCTGTTGCATTGTTTGGGTCAATATCTGTTGCATACATGACACGTTCAACTGGTTGACGGTTTACCCATTCAATAATACATAAACGGTAGATGGAGCTTTCTGTTGAGCCATGAGAGAACTGATGTTGCGTAACAAGCAACTTGATATTCTTATTCACAAGCTTATTAAAGAAGCGAACTCCCTCTTGGCCTTTAGTTGGGTACTGACGGAACATCAGCCAAACGTCGTCATATTTCTTCTTGATTTGGTCATAGGTTGTGCGTTTCCAGTGGTCACCATGTTCATGAGTTACACAGACCACAACGTGCTCTACATCAAACTCAACTTGTTTCATGTAGCCAAACACGGTCTTGAATGGAACTCCAATGTCAAGTAAGACCACTGTTTTTAGTTCTTCTATAGCAAGCAAGTGGCAGTTGCCAGAACTACCACTTGTGCCATCAATATATTTGATAAAGTCCATACTGATTATCCTTGTTGAGACATCATAGCGAGTTGTTCTTCTGGTGTCATGTTTGCAACATCACGACCGAAGTTAGCTGGCGCTGTTTGAGCTGGGGCTTTAGTAAAGTTTTCATGTTTGAACCAAACTTCACCTTGTTTGAAAGCATTATCTTGTTTCATGTAGTCACAACGACCACCAACAAGTTCTTGCATATCGAATGTTACAAGGTCACCTTGGATACCAAGAGCTTGTAAGAAGCGAAGTTTTTTACCCAAGTCTGGGTGGTATTCTTTTTTACCGTCGATTTCAACTTCTGTAGCAAAGTTACGTTTAGAAACTGTACCATCTTCGAAGTAAAGAGCGATTGCTGAATCATCAGATTCAACTTTAGTAATCAAAACTTGTGCGCCATAAGGTTTAACCATATGATTTTTAGCTGAGATATACATTGAATCAGTCAATGAGTAACCAACGAAGTTCGCACTTTGGTTGAAGTAAAGTTCTACTTTACCCAATTGTTTGATACGTTGAGCGAGTTCTTCGTAAGTGTTGCAACCAGTGTATGGTTCAACTTTTTCAGACAAATGTTTGAGGTATTTCAGACTTTGGATAGACACTTCTGTCACTGAATTATCAGATTCAAAGATGAAAGTCATTTTAAGGACTTCAACTTTCTTTTCATTCATAGCGATAGTGTGTGTAAGATACGTTGCAGTTTTTGTTTGTTTTTCCATTATTTTCTCCTTAGGATATTTTGAATATCCAATTCTTCTGTTTTCGATACTGGTCGAATCTTAGACAAATTATCCAAAATTAAATCAGCGTAATAGTCGTAGTCAAGTTCTTCTGCTGATGGAATCTCAGTAGACAAACGGTCAGCGATACGGCCAACTAAACCATACTTATCAGATTTTACAATGTACTTGCGTACCATCTTCTGAGTTGGTGTAGTGACTGGGTATCCACGGACTTGTTGCCCAATGTGTTCCACATCGCAATACATATAGTCAAGACCTTTTAACATCTTCCCAGTCTTCTCAGAGAAGCGTGGGAATCCTATTTCATTAGCTAGAACGATTTTGAATTGTCGGTTAACCTTAGCACGGCAAAGCAACAAGCTTGGGTTTTCTTTCAAGTAATCGGCCAATGACTTAGGTTTACCTGTGAGGTAATCTATAATGAATTGACCAACGGCTTGGTTATTCCCAAACGGTTTCTTATTAAAGAGTGCACCTTTGGTTGTTCCAACGTTTCCATCTTCGTCTACGATGAAGTAGTTGTTAACATCTTTCGCATAGTATTCTTTGAAAAACTCGCTACTAAAAGTATAACCTGTTTTGGATGAAACTTCAAATATTTTCATCTCACAAGCGAGCTTAATCATGTCGTTTTCAGCAGTGTACATGATACCCATGTACTGTACCCCCACTTTCGTGGTATTTATAAGGGTTTAGACTATATCTTCTACTCACTGGAACATGAGTAGCAAACCATTTCCACCTACGTATCAATAGTAGATGTACAGCGTTACATTCATCACGCTTAGTCGTTACAGGTTACGATTTGTCTTCCACATAATATTCATTTTTCATAAGAGAGCGCTGACCAGTTTTAGTAAATGGGTCACGTCTTAATCGACAAACTTGCGAGTGAGAAAAGTCGTGATTGCGACATAACTCAGAAGCCGATTCATACTCAGCTATGAAACCTTTGTGTATTGAATACAAAGCGAGTCGTTTCTTGGAGGCTTCTATACCGCCAAAGTGACCGTTCTTCATAGCATGAGCGATATTCTCTTTCTGAGTCACCCATTCGAGGTTCTCAGCACGATTGTCTGACTTATCTAAGTTCTTATGATTCACAACTAGTCTGTCAGTTGTGATTGGTTTCTCACAAAACTCCTCAGCAATCAGTGTATGTAAGCTCACGAAGTTGTATTTTCCATGAGACCATAACTGAATGCGTTGGTAGCCATCCCAGTTTTGTTTAGGCGTTAGCTTTTTGTTGCGAGTTTTTGAATAAATGTTACCCAAATTGTCTACTTCGTAATTCGGGTTTCTAGTTAGTGTTTTACGCATAGCATTCCTCCACTACTAGATTATATCGTTTTCCCACGGTATTGTCAACTATACATGTACGGTTGTACTATATAGTAAGAGTTCCACCGTTAGCCATTTCTGACCCCTGTGATTACAGGAAAGATTTGTTTTACACGGACAGTATCAGTTTATCCGTGTTCGTTTGTACGAGGTTACCTTTAACAGATTGGATTTCTTTTGCAAGCCAGTAAATAAGTAATTCACCAGCGATACAAACATCAAGTCCAATAGTATCACCGTAAAGGAATGCACCACTATTCTGACTACGACACAAACCGTAGATAGAATTGATAACGATTTTCAAGGCATTGGCAACGGCTTTGTTACCAGAACGTTTAGCTTCCAGACGACGAGCAACAATCTTCTTAAACTTGTCTGTGGCAGAACCAAGTGCACGTATAGCCATCATAGTTGATGGGTGAAGACTGTCAACGTCAGCGTCGAATACACCTTTTTGAACGAGTTCTCCTTGGTGTGAGTGGATACCACCCAAACCAAAGATGAAGCCGTCGTAGGTAATTGTAAATGTACCTTGTTTGATTTCAACTTCTAGGTCGAGTGCTGGGTCAGTAGACTTCCAGCGTTTGGATTTACCTTGTTGTTCAAGGCCAAACTTCTCTGCGAATTCTTCGATAAGTGGTTCATAACCAATAGCTTTGAATTCAGCAGAAGCAATCAGCACTTCTTTAATTGATTTCATAGGTTCGGCTTGTAGCCATTTGTTATCCCATGAATCAATGAAGTCGAAGAAGTTTTGACGGTTGTACTTGACAGAATCTGGTTGCCCAAGTTCTGGTTCGAAGTACTTGATAACTAATGAGTTAGCGGATTTATACCATAATGTTTCCTCGGAAACACCAAGTTCTTCTGCAATCATTGAGCGAACCCATTCTACTGATTCAACCGTTTTACGGTCAATGAGTAGTTTGTGGAATTCACGTGTAGCTTCAACGTCATGGCGACAGTAATATTTAAGTAAGTCTTTGATGTATTCAATTACAGCGTCGAGAAATTCTTCGTCTGAATACTGACAATCATTCTGGTCAATATTCATATCGAAATACATATCAATAACATGATTGACAAGTCTTCTATCGAGGTCAGTTGTCAACATAGGTTCATCTGTATATGCACGTAGTTCAGCACGAACTACATCAATAAGCTCTTGTGCTGTATCTTTGATAGGTCGGTCGAATGGAACAGGTGTTTCTTCGATGGCCATACCGTGAGCGTTCTCAAAAGTTTTAAGACTACCCAAGGTTGCATAACCAAGGTCAGACTTCATATACTTTTGAACGTCGAATGTACGTTGGAACAATCTGGTTTTGTGATAAGGCAAGTCCAGTTTCTCACCACCAATAATTTGGTCGTTCAGTTTCTTGGCATAAGCATTATCAATTGGGTCTTCTGGTTTTGATTCCAAAGACAAATGGTGATAATACAAGGCTGAAAGAACAACATCATCGTAGCCATGGTTATTAAATCCTGTAAGATTTCGTGTAGCTAAGTAATCACAAAGCATACCGAACGTAGGATTTTCTAATTCAGTCCATGTGCCATCTGGATGTTTACATTCAATCAGTAACCAATCTTCAAACGTTTCGATGTCGTAATGGTTGTACTGGTTGATGTCATTGTAGTCCATATTAGACACCAAGACTTGATTTAAGAACTTCTAATGCACCCTCACGAGTTGTAACATCTTTGTATGAGTCCAAGCTCTTGTCGATGTAAGCTGGAAGTCCACCATCAAATGCAGTCAAGGCAACTTTAACTTCATCGTTACCAGAAGCACCGAAGATAGATTGCAAGAATCCTACAAGTTCTGGATTAGATTTAATTGAAATTGGAGTACCAGTAGTTTCAGTTGGAGCTGGTTGTGATGGAGCTTCTTCTGTTTCTTCTGGTTCAACTTGTTGCTCATGAGCTTCTTGTTCAGTTGGAACGTCAGCTTCTTTTTCATCTTCGATGAATGGAGTATTCGCTGGAACTTGTGGAGCTTCTTCCTTTTCTTCAACCTTAGGTTCGTCTTTCACAACTTTAGGTTTTGAAGCTTTGCGTTTGCGAGTAGCTTTTGGTTTTTCTTCCTTAGCTTCTTGCGTTGGGTCAGTGATTGACTCTTCCGCATTAGCAATACCGTAGTGTTGTTGAACGTGCAATGGTTGACCCATGCGACCAATCCATTCGTCCATCTCTTTAATCGAGTCGAATTCTACATTGATTTTCAATTGATTTACCTCGTGTTTTCTTATAATTTTCAGTCGTACTCGTTTTCCACCTACTACTTCAAGAACTGTTTGGAGTGGTTTAACCCTAACCGATGAATAAATTATACCACAGAAAAACACATCCGTGGTTACAAATGTGTTTCGCAATTATTAAATTTATTTTACAAGAACGGAACGTTCTTTTCTTTGTTTTTCATAGTTTTTCATGATGACCATTTGGTCATGGTCTTTGGTGTTTTCAGAGTATTTACATTGACCATGAATCATTAGGACATTTGAATATCCCATTTTAACGTTGGTCTTTTCTGTAATTCGAACTTCCCATTGACCATATTTATTAGTATAAACTGGCATAACAGCATAACGATAAGTTTCTTGGTAGTTCAAAGCTTGATAGATTTCAAGTTGTTCTTCAAAACTTACCTTAGTATAGTCATTGAATTTCAACTTACAAACGTTCTTCTTGATTTCGACTAGTGAGATGTCGTTATAGTACTTACGAAGAATTCTTTTAAGTTCAGCACCACCTTTGGTATTGGCTGGCCGACAAGTTTTATCTTTGTCACCCTCGACAATACCAAATGCCCCACATTTCTCACAAGATTCTTTGCATTGAGTTCCAAGGAGAAGCGTGTCTTGAAGCTGAATATCTTTTGGCTCAACTCCAAGTCGGCCACGATTATTTACATAGTCATAGATAATCGCTTCTTTCTTGCCCTCAGCAAGTCTCAATGCTCTACCGATTTGTTGGAAATAAACTGGTAGCGAACGAGTTGGTCTAAATAAGTAACAGCAATCAACTGTCGGAACATCAACACCCTCGGTAAAGAGATTAACGTTGACCAAGACTTGCAAGTCACCATGTTTGAATTCGTCAAAGATTGTCTCACGAACTTTCTTTTTGGACTTACTGGATAAGAACTCGGCTTTGTCACCAAGAAGTTTGGCAATCTTTTCGCCATACTTAATGGAGTGAGCAAAGACTATGGCTTTCTTATCGCCCAGAGTTTTGTCGATATAGGTTGCGCATTCTTCTGGGGTAACAGAGTTGTCGATTTCTTCTTCATTGAAATCATGAAGACGTTTATTGTTTTGTTCGATGTGGAATGCTTTGTCACATACGAGTCGGTAATCTGTAAGGTAGCCTTGTTCAATAGCTTCCTTGGTTGATAAACCAAAGACGAAATGTTTGAACAAATCATCGGACTTGATTCCAGTCAACTCATACTTCCAAACATCTTTGTTGATTGGAATATTTGGTGGATACTCTGGAATCAAACCACGAGTTGGTAGAGCAGTAAAACCAAAGAAAGCCTTGCACTGAGTGCTGATGACTTTCTTGTAAGATTTCGCTGGAATATGTTGAACTTCGTCAATAATGATTCGGTCAAAATATTCTTCGCCACGACTTAATTTCTGAATCGTTCTGAACTCTACTGGTAAACCTTTCAGTGCTCCTTTGAGACCGTCAAGAACTTCTTTAACATGTACGGTAACACAGATAGATTCATCTGGATATTCTTCCAAAAGACGTTCCACAAAGCCACGAATCATGGCCGATTTGCCAGTACCTGTAGCCGACAGAGCACAACAGTTTGAGTTCGCATGTTCCATCATCCCATCGATTACGTTATGTTGATATGGACGATATGTGAACATGTTACTCCTTATCTAGTATAACGACACCATGGAAAGTAGGGTCATCAACAATCGTATGCGGTAATTCTACACCATCGGCATGAAAATCACCTGTACTTCCTATTCCGCCATTACGTTCTTCACTCAGTGGCTTATCGTCATCTGTGAGCCAGAAGTCGGTAAAGATTCCTTGCATGATACGTTGACCTTTTTCGATGGTCACAGGGTGGTCGGTGATGTTCTGGAACATACCCATAAATTCATTTGGGTAGTAGTCCGAATCAATGATACCAACTGAGTTAGCCAAACGGATACCACGTTTCATTGGATTTGAACTGCGGTCAAACAACATAAAGACTTCATCTTCGTTGTACATCTTAACAGCAAGCCCAGTAGGAACAAGTTTGATTTCATTAGGTTGGATGGTCACAGTTTCACTGGCCGAAATATCATAGCCAGCTGAGTTACGTGTAGCACGTTGTGGGATAATTGCGTCGTCTGTAAGTTTTTTAAAATATCTTGGCATTGTTCTAGTTCTCCTTATGCGTTTTCAGTCCATAGTTTCCACAGATGTGAAAGTTTAGTCGGTTCGATGTCTTCTACTAGTGGGTCACCGATACTACGACGATATTTACGATTAGCAATATCTTTTAATACCAATCGAACGGCCACTGGAAGTTGACCCTCATAGTCATTTTGCAGAAACTCATAGAGAGCTTCCAAATCTTTTCTGAAATCATCGTTCATGTTAGACCTCTAAATTTCTTTGTGCACGACTCATTACCCCCAAGAATTCAGAAGCGTCATTTGGAGTACATGAGTCATTGATAATGTCAGCGAGGGTGTTCCATAATTCATCGAACACACCATTTTGGAACGCACCACGATTTTGCATAGATACTAAGTCGTTTGAAAGCATGAATACAGTACTGTTGCGTTCACCATCTACGATGTTCAAATCACGAGTTTCATAGATGTCTTTGACTGCTCTAGCAATCTTGTTATCCATTCCAAGATACATTGGTACAGTCAGACGGTCTGCTGTCCAAGGTTCTTTTTCTGTATTTTGAGATTTACGGCCGAGAAGATATTCAAGACCAGCTGGTGGAGTTGCAAGTTCACCATCAATGTCAATGATTTCATGGAATGAACCGTTAATTACTCCACGGAATCCAGCATGACCTGTATCAAATTGGAGACCAGTTTCATCAAGAATCTTCTCACCAAGTAAGTCACGGTAGAGATTCCATTCATCAGCAACCAAGGCTTTGGTCATTGGGATAAAGGCATGAATACCAAAGTTCATAGGTGCAGAATTATATGATTCTTGCACATACATTTTAATGTTCAATGATTCTAGTTTATCAAGAACTTCTTGAATTGTAAAGGCTGGTAAGTGGTCAAAGTCAAGAACCATCATGGCAGACTTCTTAGAGTAATCTCCACGAGTTTCACGGTCGTCTGGGAAGACTTTAGGCATAGTCGCTTTGTCACCAGTATTAGGGAAAACAAGGTCGTGGATGTCAGTTACTTTCTTGTCGAATGGAGTTGAGTTTGAAACATATCCGTTAGATGTATTCGTAATCACTGAAAGCTCATAGGAAGCTTCCTGTGACGTTTTAGCTTCTTCTGGTACTACTTGTTCATATTCAGATTTAAGCTTATCCAGCTCCAACATAGCAAGCTCAGTGACCGCTTTAGGAGTTTCTGCTAGCATGCCCTCGTCCTCAGCAACTTGTTTCACGATTTCGTCACGTTTAGTCGGAGCTGGTTCTGGTGGCAATGCTGGGAAATTATTTTCTTCATACAGCACATAAGCACGAGATTTACTGTTGTAAACAACAAGGTCGTCGGTAATTGTGTTGATAAGTTTAGTAACTTTCTCACGATTGATTTTAAGTTCGCCAAGAGCTGAACCAATTTCACGACAAAGGTTTTTGCTCAACCAAACTCCACGAACATTGTCCATGTTTGGAAATACTGTAGTAGTATCTGGAAGTGCATTGTAATTGGCTTGGAGTTCTTTGTAACAAGAAGAGTTGCGACGAATGATTTCGGTAATTAAGTCGCCCTCGTCCACATCATCACCAAGAGCCAATACATCAGCAACATTTGGTAATGGATGTTCCAATTCTTCTGGGGTGAATTTCTTACGTTGTTCCATCAACCATGAGAGGATGTCGCCTTGTGTATAGTTTACATAAAGGCCATTATAGTTTGTTGTGGCCATCTTAATCCAAGCTTTAGCTTCTGGGTCTTGGTCAAAAACAAACTTGAAGTTGATTGCTTTGAATCGACGAGTGAACCAAGTATTGGCACGACTAGCACCAACGACACCAGTTGTATTACTATTCAAGATAACAATACCACGAATGTAAAGTTCCACAGCGACAGATTGCAAGTCACGTTTTTCGTATGTAATTTTCTGGTTAACGAAGTTTTTCATTTGTTCGGCTTGGTCGATATGGCTAAAAGTTTCTTCGTCAAAACGAATACAATTCTTAGAGAATGCACGAGTGATTTCGATATTTTTATATGAGCCGTCAGCTTTCTTAGAAGCTTTAAGAAATGAGTCTGCTGTACCAATTGAACCATAAGCCAAACTCATTAAGTTCCCAAGTACAGATTTACCATTACCACCAGAACCAAAAAGTACACAAACGTCTTTGTCGATTGGGTTATAGGATACTGGATAAAGCATGAAGCCAAGAATTTGTTTACGTTTGACTGGATTCACTTGACCGTCTTCTGTTGCCAGATAGTCAAGGAGTTTTTCAAAAATGCTCGCTGACAAATCGCTGTAACCATAATTCTGTTCAATTTCGTGCATACAAACTGTAGTACGGTCACCTTTGATGAATTCACCAGTGCGTGCATTGAGAACTCCATCAGCAAAACGATAATGGTTGTAGTCGAATGTTTCTGGAACAGAAACTAACTCTGCACCATCTGTTTCAGCAATGAGTGGGTCAAAAGAATAAGCGCACATTTCGGCCAGTTTCTTACCGAGTTTTGGGTCAAGCCCTGTACTACCAATCAATTCGTTGATTGAATCTCCATGAAGAAGATGATTATAACCAGAACGCAATGAGTTAACTACTGGACGATTTTCCACAATCTTAATGAATCGACGTTGCAAAATGTACAACATACTAATTTCATTTACTTCGGATTTACCAGCTTTTCCCATACGGTCAATGGTGAACCCATATCCGTTTTCTTCCAAGGCTTTCTTGTGTTCGGCATATTTTGACAGAACAGTGAAACGTTTTGCGTCTGGTGTATCAAACTCCAAATTTGGGAAAGCTTGTAAAAAGTTTATAGCTTTGTTAATTGGGTTGTAATTCAAAAAGTTCGAAGCGCCAGCTGGGTCAGTCTTGGCGAGGAAGTCGAATTTCTTACTGATAAGATTGTCGATAGCTTGATAATAAATGCGACGACGTTCAAGTTCATCTTCACTCGTTTTGGTGTGTTCCAAGTCCAAGGCTTTAATGCTGTCTAATTTCATTGGTTGTCCTCTTTCTAATAATTATTGGCCGTTCGGTCAACACTATTATTATACATGAGTTATACATTTTATTCAACACTCAACAGATTACATTATCGTTACATTTCAAACGGCCAAGAACTCGTTTTATTTAACTGGGTACAAACAGGTACAAAATTTTAAAAATTTTTGTACCCAGAACAATGGCTTAACCAATAGGGTTTAAGAGGTATAGGTACAAGAAGTACAAAAAGTACAATATATATTTTTATATTATATTTCTCTTATATTATTTTTCTTTATATAGACCCCTAAATATTTTTCTCCTATATAGCAATTTTGGAGTTTTTGTACTTTTGCGGGTAATCCCATGGTTAAGCCATTTGCTGAGGGTACAAAAATGTGGGTGGGTACAACTTTTTGTACCCAGACCAGATTTAAACGAGTTTTGAGCGCCAAAATGATAAAATATCAAATAGCGTGACCGAACAATTTTCTAATTGATAAAATATCAATTAGAAATAATTTTCTTTTGGGCATTTTAATAGAAGAAAGTTAATGTAATATTTATGCAACAAAATGTAATATTTATACATATGAAATGTAACAGTTTTGTAATTGACAATTTTTGGGGTCTCTGATATAATTAGTCTTGTAGTTGAGAAACACGTAGAGAAACGTTCGAAACTACTTCCCACTGATACCTCCTAAGTATTAGTTACATATTCTTATATTTATATACTTTTCTTTTCGTGACGAGGTTTACAGTCCTTTTACCTCGTCGTATGACTGCGTAGTGAAGTGGCTAACACATGAGTCTGCAAAACTCTAATCGTCGGTTCGAATCCGACCGTGGTCTTTGGTCGTTAAGGTAGCGACATCTGAGTAAAATAATTACCTTAGTAGTAACGTAGGCTCACCGTAGTACGAGTGGGTAACAACGTTGGTAAGTACTGACCAACTCGTTATTACATTAACACTCGTTAGTGAAATGTGGCAACACGCTGGGTACGTACATAAAATGAGACCAGAGGAACAGGTTCGATTCCTGTGCGAGTGGTAGACAACTTCGGTTGTCGAAAAAATAAAATATTGGGCTTTGCGTCCACATGCTAATTTTATTTCTCAAAATCTTTCTATAATTTATATTTTTCTAAGCTTAAACTCCCAGTGAGAACTGAGAGTTTTACGGAATATAGCGCAGTTTGGTAGCGCACTTGCTTTGGGAGCAAGGGGTCGTTGGTTCGAATCCAGCTATTCCGATATGGTGAGTACAGACCCCATCCGAAAGGTAAATGTGTACTAGAGTGATTCTTGTTAGAATCATTTACTTTCGCTTTTGATTATCTTTGGCACATGGTGAGGGGTTATCCCACACGTCGTGTCATTGGGGAATTTAGCTCAGTTGGTAGAGCGCTTGTTTGAAGCACAAGAGGTCTCTGGTTCAATTCCAGAAGTTCCCATATGGTGTGTACGGAATCCATCCATTAGGGAAATGCGTACTAGATTTTCATTAATTTTATAGTTAGTGGTTTGACCGACCATTGACATAGGTTGTTAGTGTAATGACAACACGATGGCTTCCAACCCCATCAATGTGAGTTCGATTCTTGCACAACCTGTCTGAGAACTGCTAATCCCACAGTCTTATTTTAAAGGGATTACTTGGAACTACTTAAAATAGCGAGTAGTTTAAACTGTGAAGCGATAATGAAGCAATCCAAGTTTCTTGTTCATTGGTCTAGTGGTAAGACACACGACTTTGACTCGTGTAACTGTGGTTCGAATCCATGATGAACAGTTGGCGAAGTACAAGCCATTACGATGTAATCTCGACGATGTGACGTAAAGTTGAATAGCGCTACTAGAGAGAGTTCAACCATCGTAGCCATGAGCCTTTGGTAGCCATCCGAGATGGAGTGGGTTCGATTCCCATCAGTGGCAATAAGCTGTTGCTCTCACAGCATTGTTTCAAAGAGAGATACATTAGGTCGCCTTGCGTGACGAGACGTGACGGACACGATAACTAAAACCGACTGTAATGTTAGATTTAATGGCTAACTTAGTGGTGAAAGATAACTAACTGCTCTGGCTACACGGCTCATTTGAGTAAAAGAATATGTAGACTATCCCATATAGAGGTTTCTATATTTGTTATCGTTGAAAGGATGATTAAGTTCATCGCTGTATAGGCTATATCGTTATATAGTCATAACGGAAATTATACTGGTGACTCTCACAAGGCAGAGTTGAAAAGTGGTTACTCGGTGAACAGCTACCAGTTTCGGAGATTTAGTGTAGGTGGCGCACACGCAGTCTTAAATTGCGCAGTGGTGGTTCAATTCCATCAATCTCCATTGACTAGAAATAGTCAACCAACCGCTTGCCATGGATGGTTTACTTCTTAGTATAGTGTGTTTCCGACCACACTATTTGGAAACTTAGCTCAGTTGGTAGAGCGCACGACTGTTAATCGTGTGGTCAATGGTTCGAGTCCATTAGTTTCCGTAGAGTTGGTTCTGACATTCTCCAACTCTAGGTTAAACGTTTTATATCCTTATTGTTATGCAAAAAGACCACCTTTGATTAGGCGGTCTTTTTGTTTTTATTTGATATTTTGTTCTCCACCAAACTCTTTGAAGAGTTCTGATGAATACATTCTGTCAACACGTAAGTTCAATTTACCGTATTGATTTTGATAGTTAGCAAGCATACGTGGTGTACGTACATAGCGACAGCTTACACCGTCTGAGATATACCAACGACCTTTGTATTTTGTGTTTGTGTCTACGATTTGAATTAAGTACATTCTAATGTCTCCTGTTGTGGGTTGAGTTTCTACTTTCTTACGTACAATACCATCGAATCCACCATACCATGACCATGAATTCTCATTAGATAGTTTCTGTACATAGAGAGCGCCATTGACGTTCTGTTCGAACGTAGTAATGTTATTGCCAGCAGTGCTTGCTACCAAGCCTGTATGGCCTGTAGGAAGCCCAGCACGAGGTCGAATATAAAACATATCGTCATCTCGTACATTACTAAAAGCTGGGTTGTCAATCTTTTCATATCCAAGTGCTCCCCAATCCACTTGGTTGTAAACATCCCACGCTGTGGCGAAGTATCCATCATGCGGTGCAGATGGAAGCATTGGCGCTGGATTTGTAACAGCGTCTGCGAAGTTATAACCTGTTTGAGATTGGAAGAAGTCACTTGTTAATGAACCGCATTGACCGAAGCCTACACGTCGACCAACTAAGCCGTTGTATCGTTGTTCACTTACGGACATATTATTCTCCTTTGATTTTTACAAAACTAGCTGTGTCGTCTCCGACATTACCGCTCGCTACAGATGTGAGGATTGAAACGATTGTTGCGAGTAATGATACACTCAGCACATTCACCCAATCCACATCGAGTACACCTGTTGCACCAGCAGTAAGTACAGCCACGGCTGACTGAGCAAAGGTTTTAATCGCACGTTCTGCGAGGTCTTTTACAAATGATTTAGTAAACATATGTTCTCCTATTTCTTAAATTGATGTGATTAACACCACCACATCCACCATGAGCAAGATTTTGTTGATTTTGCTTTGGCTTTCTTATCAGATTTCTTGAATCTAGCAAAGAATGCTTTGATTTTACAAGGTGTACAACCTTTTTCTTTATTACGTCTCACTTTTTATCACCCCAATTCTTTGACGTTATCAATGAAATAATAGCGTTACCGAAGAAAACATAGAGTCCGTTGTTACGCATGAACTCGTCTGCTTGCTTACCGATAATGGTAGTACTTATGATTAATAGAACCCAGATGACAATGAACGCAATGATTGAGCGAATCGGATAGGGGATATTATCCCATAATCTAGCGCCAGCATTACGTCTCATGTCAATCAGTTCTTTGTTAACTTGTTCAATAGAAACGGCTTGTTTTGACATCTGTTCCATGTTCTTAATGGTAATGTCATGCAAGTCTTGTAATAGCTCGACGCTTTTACTTTGTTCCATCATAACGGCTTCCATTTTTCCCATTGCTTCCAGAAGTTCGCCTTTAGTTGCAAACCTAGTACTCACATACTTGAAAACTTCTGTTTGGAATTCTTCTTTTGTGATGTAGCGGTTGTCTAGTTTTTCAATTAATTCTTTAACTTCTGTATCGTTCACGAGGATTTCCTAACTAATTATAAAATGATTGGCAAGTAGATACTAAATCGATGATTGGGTACAATTGAGCTAGCTGTAGGGATAATGTACAATTTAACTTGCCCATTTGTATCTAATCGACCAGGATATGTTATTTGTCCACCACCGTAATTACTCCACATGAACTCGATGTTCTCAGTTAAGAGACTAGCGAACTCTGGTGGTAATGTGGCAACAGTTTTAAGGTTACCGCCAGTGTTACCATCAATCGTTGTAAGTGGTCGAGCGCCAGCGATGTGAAGAACTAAAACACCATTTCTCACTTTAACCTGTGCAGAATTAGCTTCCCATTCGGTAGCGTGCATAGGAATATTTGTGTACATACGGTCTGTACTACGACTCTCACCGTCTTCGGTAAAGAGTGAACTACGAATCGGTGTACCATCTGATTGATAGCGTGTAACCATGATTCGACCGTAGGCAATTTCAACCTCTGAGTACTCATTAGAACCAGCAACCTTTTGAAGTTGATGAATCGTACCATCTGGGGAAACTGTAGTTATTTGGCCGTGTTCGCCAGTACCATCGGTAATGATTTCACCCCAAGTCTTAGTAGACTCGATGGTTTGGTCAGTATTAATGGTAACAAATCCAGATGTATCACCGCCACCTTTTGTTACAGAAACTTTCAGTTCATATTTGAATGTACCGCCATCATTTCGATATGTCATAATACCATCAATTGTGAAGTTGTTCTCTGGTAGAGAATACTCAACACTCACTAAACGATAGGTTTTAATTTCCATAGCATTTTCGATTGTGTCTTCTAAGAACATCAAACGATGAACTGGTAAGCTGTCATCCCAGCTCGATTCCAGTATTGTTACATCAAAATCGAAGTCCATTTGTTCAGTGATTGAATTATACGCTGAGAATGTGTGGTCACCAACTGTTAGGTCAAGTGGACTACCCTCTAACGTAATCGTATGAGCACCAGCAGTTGGTTCTGGGATAGTTGGTTTGTTCTTGATGTAAGCTGGACTAGTTGTGTCAGATACATCCCAGTCAGATTGAATCTGTTCTGGCATAGGAACGTCTGTGAAATATGGATACCAACGGTCTGGCATTTCGCATTCTTCACCTTTGACAACCATGATTTCACGATACCATTGTTCGTAGTTACCAGTGCCATCAGAGTTATAAGGAATAACATTCAAGAATCCAGTAGCCGTCACTGTGAACGAACGAACTAAACGTCGGAACTCAGTTGTTTCTCCTGTAATACCGAATGTATTACTGTTCCAAGAAACATTTTGCAAAGAGTTAGCTTGACTTTGTGGTGTATCACGTTCTGGGAAAACACGTAGAACCATCAGATTTGAGCTTTGTGTCCAGTTCAAGTCTTTGAAGTCAAATGCTACAGTGATAACATCACCCACTGTTACAGGGATAGGATGTGGCATTTGGAATATTTGCTGTGTAGTAGCAGTAATTGGTCTAGCGTGCAAGATATGACTAAGTGGCTTGTCAGCTTCTGGGTCAACAATCTCATACGCTGTATTGAATGAAGCGTCGTTCCAAGGCGGTTTACCGAGATTCCATGTTGAGTTAGGAAGCTCATTTGTTCGGTTTTCAAGACAAACATTGAGTGCACCATCTTCGACATACAAGTGGTCACCAATCGTTTGGAAAGGTTTGTTTGCAATGTAGTCTTTGCTAGTCGTGCTAGTTTCGTTCCAGTCTGGTTTAGGAAGTACTAATTCGTCAATAACGAGATTTCCACTGCCATCGAGTTTTAAACCATAGCCGATAGCTTTGAATGGACGATTGCTAATTCCAGTAGGTGAATCTGGGTCAGCATTCCAATCAATTTTGGTTTGGTCGTTGGTAACGAATACTGGTAAGTATCCATCACCGTCTTTGTTCAACAGCCAGATTGAACCATCTGGTAGACGGTAGAACACATTGCAACTTGCCATGCAAGGGTCAGCCAGACCACTAACGTCAGTCACAATACATTCTTGACCCTCACCACAACATGTAGTTTGTACCATAATGTCTCCTATTTATCTTGTTTTGCGCACAATGCAATCACCAATTGATTGATGATACATTGTTGTCTTTCTACGATTGAATCCACGTAGTTGAGGATTGAAGCCCCAGAACATCCGTTGACAAACTCACGGTTAACTGCGAGTTCATCGTTGATGTCTGCAACTAGGTCTTTCAATTCGTTGCATTTTGGTGGATTACTTAATGTTGGACAATTATATCCACAGCCAGCAGAGCCAGCAGAAACCATTGGTGTTGAACGAGTTGAAGTTGCTTGGGCATTTTGCCCACATGTAGCACAAGCCATTGTTATTCTCCTTTGTATGAATTAGACCAAGAGACGTTGGCGATACTAGCGTCAGCTCTCTCAATACATGTTACGTTACCGTTAGAACCTCTACGTAGGATTGAAGAAGCGCCACCGGGATAATCTGATACCGTACCATCTAGGTGTTGGAACTTATAAACATAAGCTGGCACCATTGGTGAAAGTTCTTTGATTACGATTTGACCATTTGTGCGGATTTCTCCACTGAATGGGATAGCCAAGTCAATCAAATCTGAACCAGTGATACTACCAAACGTAAAGAATCCTACGAAACTTTGATTGCTAGTTGGTGCGAATCTTGTATCCAAGATTGTAGCGATTACTCGTTCTTGGTCAAGAACTAATTCTTCGAGCACTGGGCGGTGGATGTGGATAACATCTGTAGCTCCTTGCGAGAGACCAACAGTCGCTCTACCTTTAATGATACTACCGTCATGTTCACGACGAATATCATATTGAACAGAGTCTTCATCTTGGACGTTGACTGCGATGAACAGACCATCGTCTTTGGCTTGAAGTATGTTACCAGTATCCCTAGAGATTTTGACTTTCCCTGTAACGATATTGGAAGCTTTGTTCAAGTCGATTGTGTTTGTGTCGTTGAATACTAGTTCTGGTTTATTGAGTAAATAACAGAGTGCGTTTAGTTCTTGGTCATTCAAACATGAGATACGTTCCATGATTGAATCGACATAACGGACAATTGAATCTGGATTGCAACCACTAACATAGTTACGATTGTTTTGCAGTTCGTCCATCATGTTTTCTTTTAAGTCTCTGAGTTCATCGCACTTTGGCGGATTACTCAGTTTAGGACAAGCATAAGCTCCGAGTTTGCACTCACAAGAGCTTTGTCCGCATGTATTACAAGCCATTTAAATCTCCTATTCTTGTACATCCATTGCGTTGATACTACGAACGATACGTGACACATCGTATGTGAATCCACGGTCTGAAATCAAACGTACTGCGTAACCATTAGTCAATGAAGCTTGGTCAGCAACCAGTGTGGCTTTGATTGTACAAGGTACACGTGTGTATCCAGTTGGCATTGAGCTGGTTTGAGTCAATTGACCAGTACGTACAACAGTGTTACTACCGAGAGAGTAAATCTCCCAGATAAGTGTAGCCGTTTGATTACCACCAAAGTTTGGTGTAATGCCGAATACAATGTCGAAGTCTACAGCTTGACCAGCTTGCGAACCCTCTTTGATTACGAATGGTTGACCAACCGTATTGCTACCAAGCACATCGAGCACAGTTTGAGTTGATGGATATGTATTTACTGGTATTCCAGTAAATACATCTGTCACATTCAATGAAACCAACGTATTCGCTGAGACAGACACTGGTGTAGATGTTGCTGTTTTAGCAACGAAGCTTGCGCCATGATGAATGTCTATTGGTGTTGGGATAGTTGGTTTGTTTTGAATAAACGCTTTAGAAGCGGTATCCGTTTCATTCCAGTTCGCTTGAACTTGTTCAACTGGTGTTGGAATAGTTGGTTTGTTCTGGATGTAAGCACGTGAATCTGTATCAGTTTCATCCCAATTAGCTTGTACTTGTGGTACAATCGTTGGTTTGTGCTTAATAAAGTCTACCATTGATGGGTCTACTTGATTCCAGTCAGATTGAATCTGTGGAGTAGGACTTGGGATGTCTGGTTTGTTTTGAATGAATGCTTTTGATGAAGCGTTTGTTTCATTCCAGTTCGCTTGAACCTGTTCAGCTGGGATACTTGGTTTGTTCTTGATAAATGCTTTCGAAGCAGTATCAGATACATTCCAGTCAGACTGAACTTGCTCAGCTGGGATTGTTGGTTTATTCTTAATGTAAGATTTTTCAGCAACGTTAGTTTCTTCCCAGTCAGATTGAACTTGGAAGCCAGTTCCACCGATGTCAGCCAAGTCAATCCAGTCAGTACGGTCTTCATTGACCACCAGCATTTTGTCGTCTTGACGATAGATACGGAACATTTCAGCGTCTGCCAGTGGTGGCAAAGCTACGTTAGCGTCGATAATCCAGTCAACATCATCTGCGTCGATTGGAATAACTTCTGTGCCGTCATGATTCACAACCCAAACCACTTGGTCTGGTGTGATATATGCGAACTTACGAGAAGCCATTTCAATTGGTGGAGCAACATTCACTGGAACTAACCAGTTGGCTGTACCACCGAAACAAGATGTATCACATCCACAATTTGAGCCAGCTTGGCCACATGTATTACAAGCCATCTTCTTCACCTCCACCTTTAAGGAAATCAGTGAAACAGCTTGCGCAGTCAGTCACTGGGAATCCTAAGAACTTAGTCATTGTAGCAATAAAAAGTTTGTTAACTTGTAGATATGCTGAGTACAAAGCTTGGTCATTATCAGAAGCTTGATAGGCTTCGAAAGTTGTGTACATAGCCATTGCCATGTGTTTAACTTTACACCATTGTTTCATGTCGCCTTTTTCACCAGCCAAAGTGTAGATAAGCTTTTGATGTGTACGACGAGCTTCTGTAATCATTTCCAGACTCTCCATCAGTTCCATTTCTTGGACTGTGAAATCTGTAAGTTGAACACGACCAAGTTCAAGGTCGGCATTCAAACGTTCAAGATTAGTCTTTTCATGAAGTTCAGTGGCACAAAGTTGTACCATTGCACGAATTAAATCTTCGAGCATACCCTCTGTTGAGTATTTATTTTCAGCCATTATTTTCTCCTAACATAAGTGGTCTTGATAGCCAGTGTTTCCGTAACACACGTCATTATTACCAGCGATAACACCTTGAACTAAAACAATACGGTGTGCGTGGTCTATTGACGCATTCTGTGAATATGCATAATCACGAGTTGTTGCGTCATCACCAAGTTGTAAGTAAAATGCTGGTTGCATTGTACCCATCGAAAATTCTTTATGACCTAGTACTGCCCAGTGAAAATGGTGTATTTTGATACTAGTAGATGTTGGTATGTTGATACCAATTTCTTTGAAAATATTAGCGCCATCAGCTACATGGTACTTGCTATTACCACCTACACGGTCAGTAGATACAATAGTTCCACCAGCAAGTGATTTAGCGATTGATAGGCGCAGTACTACCCGCTCTGTACCAAAATAGCAGTGAATATCTAAGTAATCAAACTTTGATAAATCTGTATTCGCATTTATTGTCGGTAATGCGAATACGTCAACATCACCAGACCAGACATCGTGTACTTGCGTTGAGTATTTAGTTTTGTTATCAATACATTTCGCAAATGTCCATAGTGAACAAATTTGATTTTTCAAATTCTTTAGAACACAAGATACATTCATTGCATGGGCAACTGACCAACGGAAGAAATCGCTGATGAAGTTTTTGTTACATACATCCAGCATGTTTGTTGCGTTGATATGGTTGTCAACTTTTTTCGTAATGAGGTCACATAAACCATCACAATCGCCACTTTTGACTACTTTACAATCGCAGTCGATTTTTTGGTTGCAATTACTACAGCTCATTTGGTTCTCCTTTTAAATTTTCTATCGCTTGGATTTTAGCAAGCGTAGATTCTATCTGCATTAGTGCAGTTTTAATTTTAGCAGTTTCAGTGAAGACATAAGCTTTCGAACCTGTAAGATTTTTGAGCTTTTCTTCAAGTGTGTTCTTCTCAATTGCGAGGTCGTATTTTGTAGAAACATCGACTCCGAATTCTGGTTGGATATATTCTGGCATAGGTTCACTTTCTGATTTCATCATTCTAGCACTACGTGCCATACGAGTTGTTCTAGTTACAGCTCTTGACCCATCAACTACTTCTGACCAGCCAAGATACGACATGTTCCATCCCATCCACGTCATAAGCTCAGAGATTGAACTGTATGGTGGTCTCATACCAGCATGAACGTTTGCGTCATGGATTTGGGTGCTGACACCATCTGAATAGTACCAAGCAACGTGACCAAGACCAGCGAACTGTCCATTGTTGATTGAGAAGTAAATTGGAATCCAAACACCGACTGGTGGATTCTCACCATGGGCTACACCATTCGCAACGTTGACATTCCATGAAGCTTGCGCTGAGGGCTGTCTTGCTGGTGCATTCACACAATCACCCACGTATTGTAGACACATACCGCTAACGGCTGGTCTGTTGATTACTGGTGTTGTAACCTGTGTCCAACCACCTTGGGCTGGGTCAACTGGTGGATTAGGTGGAATAGGACGGTCTGGATAAATCTCGGTATGACCAGATTCTTCATCTGGGTCTGAGGTATTACCATGTCGGTTGATTGAGCTGTACTTGATGAACTCAATCATGCTGACTGAGTAGACACCGTTAGCACGAAGTTCTACTCGGTGGAAACCAGCTCGCAAAATCTTGTTCCGTTGTTCCTCTGAGAGAAGCTCGCAAGCTTCCACAATGTCGTAACGGTTTGACAAGGTATCGTCTGGGAAAATACCAGCACCTTTAGGAAGTGGAAATTGTTTGGCAAGTAAGTCTGTGAAGTCTATGTTGTCAATGAAGATTCTCATTTCCGTGTAGTCTGGCTGAACCATTTGAATACCAGCCACAACTTGTGTGTTGTGTTGGTGAGGTTCTACATCGTGGTCATGGGGATTTGGGGTAATGTTGTGCTTGTGGCTACTTGGTGTATTGCTTACCGTAGTCGTTGATATATCCAAACTCTTCGGAATAACATTGACTGTGGCTGGCATTACGATGATACCATCACCAGCGATTGGAATTAAGAACGAATCGATTCGAAGCTTGAACTCCCAACGAATAATCTTATCCAAGTCTGGTGTGATTGGTACGAAGAATGTAGCTGGATGATTTTCAGCACCCACAGCATTACGTTCCAAACCATATACGTCATACACTGAGTTACGACGCTGTTTAATCATTTGGTTAAGTTTCTCTCTGGTATTGACACTATGATTAGCGACACTTCCCAGAGCACTTACATAAGTTGCTTGTGGCATTAGTTCACCCTATTTCCTAGAATACTTGCAAGGTCTTTGGCCAAGGTAACTTCGTAAGTCCAACCACAGTCAGTTGCGACCATGTGGATTTCAGTTACCCAGAACCATTCGTCACTTGCATAAACGTTTCTCTCGAACTCAGTCATACACGCTGAGTAGTTTGGAACACAGTCAGCGATTGCGAACTGAATCTTATCTAGTACATTGATGTCATCTGGGAAATAGTCCAGACTGACTGTAAATGATAATTGTCTACGAGAGTTTTTCAACAAACGAACAACCGTATTGTACAGAGTTTCTGTAGCTTTGATACGGTCAGCGTTAGTGATTTTCTTACCATCTTCTTGGATGGGTTGTAGGTCATTGGCTGAGAATGTTCCCTCATAGATAACACCATCTTCCACTTCAAGTCCGTAAGTATCAATCACTGCGAACTCATTCTTGTGGTTAGGTGCGTACTGAGGAAAGTCGTAACCAATATCCATGGCCTGTGTATTGACTTGGAATCCAGTATCAATGATTGGAAAATCATCTAATACGATACTAGAATCTTGTGTAATCAAGTCACGTAAAGTAAGAGAACTTGCACCACCATCGGATTTATCTGCGATTGGAACAACCATGTTTTTGATGTTTGCTCCATCTGTGGACATCGAAACCGATGTCGCATTCAATGATGTAACTCGGAACTCTTTCTTCTGGCCGAATTTTCCTACCTCTAATACACGAAAAGAATTCCGAGGAATTCGTTTCATAATATCAGTTGTCATGTTGATAGCTTTGTCAAGAGCTTCTGGCTTGCTTTCACGTGAGAACTCATACTCGAACTTTTGATTCAGTTCTGATGAAGTATCAAAGATAATCGTCCAAGGATGTCGTTTGTAAACAAACTCTTTATCTTGGAGAAGTGTCTTGACACTTGTGTTCTTCTTGGCGATGTTGACTGGGATAGTTTCCTTTTCCCATTCATTAAATAGTTGAGTACATGTGACTGAAATACTGCCATCCCCAATGTTTAGGTCTGCGCCAGTTACTTCCACGTCAATAATTTCGCCATGTCCTTCGATATGCAATTCGCACTTTCTCATAAGATACGGTGCGATTCTCGAATCAACAGCAACGTTGATGGTTGGAATATCATTACCAGAGTAAGTGATTTCCAATGTATCTACGCTTGTAAATTCATCAATTTTCTCACCGTCACGCATGACGTAAATTCTAATACTCAATATGTTTTCTCCATTAAATCCAGAAATACAGCCTGTGCCCAGTTGCCCTCAGCACCACGAACTTGAATCGTGTTTGTGCATGGTTTGACATCGAACTTTGCTATATTACAATTATAACATATATTGTCCAATTTTATTACAGAGCTACCATGAAATGTTCCAGAGTCGGCATTTGGGAAGTAACGAACTTTACCATCGGCCATGATTTGGATGATTCCTTGGTAATCCCCTTTAATGGAAATTTCTTGGTCATTGATTCTGACTGCTGGATTGTGGTAAGTACCAACCAATGTAACAACCACATCACCATCAAGGACAGTGTTAGAACAGAATGTTCCAGTGATTGCATTATGCAAGTTTTGAGTAATTACCATTCCGAAGTTACGGAAGATATTACATGGGTCAATACTTTGACAGTTATAGATAAGTTTGAACTCCGCTTGACAATCCCAATAAAGGTCGGTGTCTGTGTTGCAGAATAACTTATCATCGGTTAACTCAGAAACAAGTTCTGAACATTCACAGCAGTTCTCAGAGCATTCATCTCCACGACCAGCACAACCAGCGAATGGGTCATCGAGACACATTGAAGTGCAACCACAACCTACTTCTTTTTGGAAGATACATCGTTCGTATTCTTCTACGTAGACCTTGGACAAGTCTGCGATGTACCATGTACCAGTTGGAAGTGAGAACTCCACAGCCATTGATTTCGTGCTGTATGGAGCGTCTATATTCTCGGACGCTGTAATTACCTTAGCCCACGTCCAAATGAGCTGTCCGCCTGTGTCAACAGCCCACAAACGATTTACACCGAGTAGGTTACGTTTAATATAGTTGGAATACTCTTGTTTTTGAAGATTGCTCATTTTGACGAAAGCAAACTCAATGGTCAGACTGAGAGAGGTAGATTCTGGTAGGACTTGACACGTTGTATCGAAACCACCAGCTTGACCTAGATATGAGACGATGTTACTTTTAAACGTTGTACTATAAGCTTCCACTGTTCGCTTGCCATCAAAGACCAAATCGCCAAATTGTAAATATTGGCGAGTTTGAACTTCCCACGATGGACAAGTGTAATAGCGTCTTACTTTGTCTTTGTCTTCGTCTGAAACGTTGACAGTACAATTGTCTGAGCATTTATCACACATGTTAGATTCCTTTCAGTTGTTGTTTAAGGAATTGGTTTCCTTGGTTTTGACTTCCATGGAAGTGTTGAATGATTTGTGGTGAGTTGTTATAAGTTTGGTTATTAGCCACTGACTTATTGTAGTTCGTTGCAACTCGACTAGACAAGTCTTGATAAGCTCCTTGGAGATTACCATGATTGAGGTTGTCGATGAATGAAGTTCCTACACGTGCTACCGCACTACGACGGATTACTGCTTCACCTTGTGAGAGAAGCGCATGAACAGTATCTTGACCTTGTTTGAACGAACGACTAGCATTCTTGAACATACGAGATACAAGACCACCCTCAGCAAACTTGGCTGGGTTACCAATGATACCACCAACCGCAGATTTTTCTTTCGTAACTTTGTTTGTAGTTACTGTAACAGTTTTGTCCACTACAGAACCAAGCAAGGCTACAATCTCACGGAGTGTTGAGCTGGCATTATCATTCAAGTTGATTGTGATTGTTTTAGATGATGGTAGAGCGTCAATTGCTGACTTCAATCTATTAATAGATGATGTAGCAGTATCAGCATTACGAGCAATAGGTGGGAATGAATTAGCTAAAGCGTCCACTGAACCTTTTTGACTTGCAACTTGTTGAATTTGCGTATTCAGTTGGCCAAGCTGTGAAATCATTGGGGCAAAGTTAGGAGCAGTAAATTCGCTACCACCGTTACCAGCACTGAGTGCTTTCAAACGTTGGAGTACCATTTGAACAGCGTCAATCTTAGGAATGATTGTAGCTGGGTCTGGCATTGAAGCCAATTGTTGCATTACTGGAATCAACTTACCGACCGAAGCAATCATGTTATCCATCCAGCGAGTATCAACCAAGTCACCGCCACCTTGAACGGCAAAGGCTTGTTGAATTTGAACCATGACTTGACGAATCATAGTCACTTTAGGAGTGATAGAAGCTGGGTCTGGAAGACTGTTCATTGCGTTAATCATTGGGATTAACTTGTTGGTTGAAGCAATCATATTGTCCATCCAACGTGTGTCAATGAGTTCGGTTGAACCACCACCAGCTACAGCAACTGGTCGGAAAGCCATTTGGATTTTCTCCATAACGCTTCGAACCATATCAATCTTAGGAGTGATTGCTGTTGGGTCTGGAAGACTGTTCATTGTATTGATAATCGGAATCAGTTTGTTTACTGATTGAACCATGTTATCCATCCAACGAGTGTCAATCAATTCAGCTGGTTGATTCTTAGCGCCACCGTCGCCAGAGATAGGTAGGAATGCTTTCTTGATTCCGTTCATCACTGTTGAGATTGATGACATCTTCGCTGTGATTGCGTCAGTCTTACCAAGGTCTGGGATACTATTAATAGTATTCATCAACTGGCTCAATTTACCAACTGTACTAATAATACCACCCATGTCAATGTTACTGATTGCAGACAAACGTTCGTTGAATGAGTTCAATGAGTCTGTCAATTCACCACTATAACCTTTTTGAGTTTCGTTAGTAGTTCCACCCTTTTGGGTAAAGAGTTTGCTTGATGTAAGCTTAGTAACTGTATCGTTGAGGTTAGTCAAACCTTTGACAGCTTTGTCACCAATGTTCTTGATGTCACCAGCTTTATCGAGTTCCGCTGTGAACTTGTTAAGGTTGTCAAATGATTTTGCAAGACCAGAAGTAAGTTTTTCTGGGAATGCACGGTTGATGATTTCCATATTGGTTGCGAGTGTTGATGTCGCACCAGTTACTTGACCAGCTTCAACCTTTTTACTGATTCGAAGTGCAGTCATGATTTGGCTTACTGTTGAATCCAGTTTAGAAATCTTGCTTGCTACAGCTGTACCATCAAGGTCTGGCATTGCGTCAAGCTTACGTGGTAAGTCAACCAACTTCATGATGTTGTCAATCTTCAACTTTTCGTTGAATGCTTGCAACGTTTGGATACCCTCAGTAAGTACACCAGCACCTACCAAGGCCGCCCCCATTGGAATATTACCAGTTGCGATGGCCGCTCCACCAAGTGCAGTCATGGTTGTAGCAACCATTGCCGTAGCTTGACCGAGTGTACCACCTAAGTTGATTTGACCAAGTTGGTTAGCCCATTTTACAAAGTTTGTAATCTTCGAATTGAGAGCATTCAAGTCGGCCAAGTCAGTTGGCATATCGTCTGAGATTTTCTTGATAGTGTCTGAGACATCACGAATTGAACGTGACATAGCAAACGTACCACCAGCGAGTAATCCAGTACCGATACCAACACCACCGATACCACCACCAAGTGCACCAAGACCTTTACCAATGTTACCCATTGCACTAGCGAATTTACCAGTGAGAGTCTTAGAAGCAACTTTTTGTTCGAGTTTAGCACCAGCTTGGTTCATACCAATTGTTACACCCTCGGCAACAACTGTTGACATCTCATTACCAACCATACTGGCAATTTGACGTTTGGCAGAACCTTTGTTGATTGATTTACCAATCATGGTTGCGATACTACCACCAACGGAAGCAATACCAGCGATACCACGTGTTCCTAAGGCGATACCTTTGAGTGAGATAGAACCTACACCCAGTTGGATACCTTTAGATAGAATCTTGCCAAGGTCAGCACCAAGGTTTTCAGCACCACCCTCTAAACCAAGCATTTTGGTAAGAGCGTTTCGGCCACCTTTAATAATTGGGTTGTTCCAAAGGTCAGATACAGTTTTCTTAACTATATCGAAACCTTTAGTCCAGCTATTGACAAACTTGTCGATGTTGAAGTTTGCGATTTTCTTTTCAAGGTTATCCAGTAATGGGATAGCGCCCTTGAACATTTTAGTCATCGCTTTTTCAACTGCTGGGCTATTAAGTTTATCACCAAGAGTGTCTATAACTTTACCAAACTTGTCGTATGCGCCACTTGCCTTGAAGACATTATCACGCATTGTTTGGTATTGACCTTTCATGTTATCCATTTTAACAGAGAGCGATTTGTTCGCTTCTTCCATGGCATGGGTCTTAGTATTATATTTGTCTTGGGCTTCCATGATTAAATCGAGAGCGTTCTTAGTACGTTCGATTTCTTTGGTTGCTGGGTTGTCACCAAGAGCTTGGTTAAATTCTTCCCAGCTATTGATGTTCATGTCACGCAAGGCTTGTGAGATGGTTGGAACTCCACGAACCAACTCTTTAAAGTCGGCTTTAGTGAATCCAGCTGTATTCAACTGACCTAAGTTGACCGCAACACTGTTCAAGTCTTCGGCACTACGACCAGTTGCAAACAAAGCTGTACCAAAGATTTTGGTTGCCTTTGTAGATTTCTTGATGTCACCAACGTATGAGTTAACAGCACTGATACCTTGGGTCATGTTTGAAACGTCGAATGGTGTAGTATTGGCGAATGGAACAATCTCATTCTTGTAGATGTCAGCAACTTGTTTTGCGGACAAGCCTTGGGCTTTCAATTGGTTCTGAGCCTTTTCGACTTCCATACCATATGAGATAGCACCTTTGACTTGTTGAGCAATACCAGCACCTAAACCAAGAGCGCCAGCACCACCAAGCATGAGCATTGGTTTAGCTACACCAGCAAGAGCAGTACTTGCCGTGTTGGCCACGTTTGAGATTGAACCCAATTGAGTAGAGATTTGAGATAAACCTTTACCCATAGTTGTAAACACATTCCCTTGATTAGCTAACTTGTTTTGTAAGTTGATTAAGGATTGTGCATTACGAAGCATTTGACCCTCTTGTTGTAAGGCCATTTTAGATACTTGGCTATCAATTACAGGCTGTCTTTGAGCAAGCTTAGCTTCGTTATTGGCTCTGATGTCGGCCAGTCTCTGAGCTTGATTTGTGGCCGTCTGCAATCGTTTAGCTTCATTGTTTGCTCTACGTTCAGCCAAGGCATTCGCTTGGGCTTCTGCTTTCTGAGCAATTTGAGCTTGTGCAATACGTTCTTTAGAAGATTGCTTTTGAATCTTCTGGATAGCTGAAAGCTGAGCGATGACCTGTTTATCACCGTTGACCGCTACACGAATATCGACACGCATGTTGTCGAGCTTCTGAGCTAGAGCAAGGATACTGGTGAGGTCTTCTTTTGCCTTAGAATCCGAAACAGCCACCTTGATGGTGGCTTTATCTTTTTCAAGTTTTTTGGCTAGAGCGTCAATCTCCGCCAGCTCAGCTTTGGCTTTTTCATCATTAACTTCTATGTTAAGATTATATTTTTCTGAATAATCAGCCAAATCGGTCTCCTTTATGTTTCTGGTCGTGTTCTAGCATGTCCATCGTTTTAAAGGTAACGGCATATCGGTCGGTGATAATTGGTGGTTTGTAATTCTCTTTCCGAGCTTCTTGGGCTTGCCAAGATTCTTTTGAGATGTCATTCATCAAGACACCGAATGTCACAAGTACTTCTAGGCATTCCCATTCACCAAACACAACGTTTGGTCGTACTTTGAATTCTTTAGCGACAACCATTCCCATGTACTTCCAGTAGGAAAACTTTGGGTCATAGTTGGCATAATAGTCGATTCTCTCTTGTTCAGAGAGTTCTTCCGAACCTTTTATTGGTTGTCGCCTTGTTCTAAATTTGCGTCAACTTCATTCACAACATCTGGGTTGTTGAGCATGAAATCGATGGCAACATTCACAGCTTGGCTGGTAGTGATTTGACTCAATCCAGTTGGCAAGTCAAGCATACTGACAACCGCTGATTTTAAAGCGTATGAAATATCTGGGTCTTGTGTAAGACGATAGATACGAGCCATACGTTTAGCTTCATTTGTGATGAACTCCATAGACACAGTTTTGTCTTCGTGTTCAACTTCTTCGTACAATGTACTCATAACAATACCAGTTGCGTAAGACATAGCTTCACGACGGTCAATTGAGAGTACATCTACAGGAACTTCAATCACGAGTTGATATTCAAGTTCAGTTTCTTGAAATTCGATTGCAATTGATTGTAGTTTTTCTTTAGAATATTCTGATGTAGCTTTTGGTACGAATACCGCTACTGTATAAATTTGTGGTTCACGTTTCGTAATGTTTGGGTTGCCCAATACTGAAAGTTTACCCTCAGTGTTGTTGACTGGATAAGGCATTTCGCTTTCACCAGTTTTCTCTACAACTTCCACAATTTTCTTAACTTCTGGTTCAGTCAAGTTACGTTCACGTTTAAGTTCATTAAGGTCTAATGGCATGTGTGTTCTCCTCTATAAGAAAAATATGATTAGAGATGTTCTCTAATCATATTATAACATATTTTAGTTAGTTTATGTCAAACATTACAGAATTGATACATTTGTCACACGTGGGTCAGTAAGTTTACGGAGTTTACCGATAGAACCGTTTTTGATTGTAGGTGTGAATGTGATTTCAAACGCTGTAGTTTCAGTAGCAGACCAACCAAGTGGAATGTTATTGAAGAAACCGTGGAGTTCCAATTCCCAGTCGTAAGAACCATTCATACGATATGGAACTTTGATACGTACTGGACGGATACGTTTGCCATCAACGACAATCTTGTAAGTTTCAACACCAGCTAGGACAGGATAGATAACAGTCACTTCTGAACCATTGTACTCTGTTGGGAACTGAGCGTAGTACAAACCGTCTTCGTCTTGAACGATACGGAAGTAGTCACCAGTTGGCAAGTTAGCAGAATGGAGAGTGCTGTATTTGAGGTAGCCATCATCTGCGTTACAAGCTTCTGCTTGTGCACCAATGAAACCACACTCAATGTCTGAGAAGTTAGGGAGTAACAACAAGTTGTTTTCGATAACACCACAGGCATTGGCAATTGTACCAGCTTCTGTTTCTTCCATATCAAGCTTAGCCAAAGGAGAAGCGTCAAGGAAGTTTGGAGAGAACTTCTTAACTGTGAGAGTCATAGAAGCGTCCAAAGTATCTGGGTCAAGAGTTTGTTCAACACAGTCTGGGTCAGTAGCGTCGATTGTTGGGTTGAACTCAACAGTGTCGATACATGTCAACCAACCAGTGTTGTTTTTAGCAAACTCAGCGATTGAATCGAAGACTTGTAAGTTACCAAGTGAAACTTCTGTTTCGATAACTGCGTCAGCGTCAAGAGCAAGTACTTGGATAAGAACGTAGCTTTGTTTAGCTGTCTTATCCCAACCAGTTCCGCCCATAGTAGATGGTACTTCTGAGAATACAGCAGAGATGTTAACCTCAGTAAGGCCACCCTCAGATGTAAACTCATTTACGTATTCATCGTAGTTGGTTGGAGCAGTTGATTTTGTGTTGGTAAATTTCATGATTACACGATATTTACCAGCAGTTGGTAAGTGCAAGTTACCAGTGAATACACCACCCAAAGCATAGTCAGAAGTGATGGCCATGATTGGATAAAGCAAACCGTTGTAGTTTACTGGTGCTGGATTTTCTGGGTCTGGGGTTGGGAGAGTTTGCAATGCAGTTGCATTGAATGAAACAGCTCCACGGTCAGTACACAAAGCGTCTGGACAGTTCAGCAAGTCTTTGTTACGACGACGTGATTCATTAGTTACATCCAATTTCAAGTTAGTATCTTGAATTGTGTCGATGTATGAATCGAATTTTGGTTTTACGCAAGTGTCGATTGGGTCAGTGAAGTTGAACCAAATCTTTTCATTACGATTTTGAGTAGGGGTTGCAACTGATTGCAAGTCACAATCTGTACGACAGTTAAAAGCCATTATTTGTCTCCTTTACGAATTTCACGAACTTGTGCACGAACTGCTTCCAAGTGAACGGCACGTTTACCGTTAACTCCAAGCTCGTTCACAGCTTTAACTTCTTTAGCCAAGAAACGTTCTGCGATAGAAGTTTCTGATGTTACGGCTTTAGTTTCTACAGCTTTCACTGCTGGTTTTTTATTAGCCATGTTTTCTCCTCTAACATTTGGTTAAAATCTGAATTTGATAGTTGTTTGTACCGAACTGGATTTCGCTAGTTTGATACAAGTTACCGATTGTTTCTTCGGTAATTTCGAAATCGACTTTGAATTCTGGGCAGTCATCCATCTCCAAGCAATCAAGTTTGCATAGAACTTCTATGAACGAGGTTGCTAGTTTGGATTTGAACAACATAATCCCCTCTGGGGAATTGGTAATCTGTACAACATCATCACGACAATCTTTAGGTGAGATTGTAGCGAATGAATAGTTGAAGTCGATTATCCAACGTGGGTCACACATGTGACTGTCGATTGCTCTAAAGTCTAAAGTTACAAGCGGATATTTACTACCAACTTGTGAATTATAGAAAGCGCTCAGTGAGAAATGTTTCTCGAACTCCTCGTCGAAGTCTTTGTAGCGTTTCTTATAATCTTCAAACTCTAGGGGATTCTCCACATAGAGGATGTTATCCAGAAAAGGTTGACCGTAACAATAGAATAATCTTCGAATGGTCATCCATAATCGAAAGTCCATTTCGTAGTAAGGTTTTGACTTCATCGAATGAACTCTCCTATTGTACCTACACTCAACGCAATCATCAATGGTGATTTAGGATTACCATTGACACGCATGTGAGCATAGCCACCTTTTTTAAGCTTGACGTTGTACTGACCACCTTTTAATAGGAACTCAGTATAGTCGCCATCGCTTCTCTTACTTTTGAATACTGGATTGGATTTCAGTACTGATTTACTTGGGGCGATTACTGTTACATCGCCACGTTTGAACACTTGAATTGACTCGTTCCATGTACCAGTAACTTTCGTACTACGTGCACCAGAACTGATAGCATTACGAACTTGTGTTGCATAAGTACCAACACCAGCGTCAATTTTTGGTTTAGTTACCGATTGATAATGGCCGAGTAATGACATCTAACAACCCCCTACGTCAAAGCAAGAGACGCATTCTTTAAGTTTGCGATGTTCTTCTCGTGGTTCTAAGCGGTCAAGGATTAGTTTGATTGTGTTACAACCACAGTCATCGTAGAAAGTAATTCCTACGATTTTCCATGGCTTGTTCATGAGATATGCGAATTGACCAACACGAATGTCGGTATCGCATAAATCAATACATTTACAAGCACAAGTTTCTATCCATGCGATTTCGTAGTTCTCAACCACTTCACCGTTTGGTGTGGTAACAATGTCACCAGTCACACCTTGACGGCTCTTTGGATAATGTTCTACGCAACCACAATAGAAGATAACTTCCCAATCCATTCCACACTTTTCGCCATATTGGTTGCGAGCAACCTTTTCTTTAACGATGTGGATTGTTGTCATGAGCCTACCACCGTGAATTTGTCATAAGTAACACCATCTAAGGTGTAAGTCAGACCAATCAAGGCTAAGCCATCAGATTCAGACAATCGTTTAGACTGACCTTTAACGAAATGAACTTTCTGTCCATTCGCTAAGAAGTAATCTGCTTCACGGACGAACTCTAAAGATTTCTTTCCGTTACTAGATTGTTTACAAACTGAACAGCCACCACCTTTTTTGGCGACTTCTTTTACTTCTCCATTATAGCATATTAACATGATTGTACGAACCATAACCTTTCTGCATTGTAGTCGTTATTGCAACAACTTAGTTGAGCAATACGAGCGAGTTTATTTCTACTCAACATTTGTGAGTAAATATATGATGTATGATTCTTATCAACTTCCCATGTCTTAGTGATTTCACCAATCTTCTTAGATTTAAGAATTTGGAAAGCCTTAGGTTTAGACATCTCACAACACTCGTCGATACTACCACAACCACTGAGTGATAAGCTCATTGATACAAGCATATCACAGAACAATGGAAGCAGACAGTCTGGAAGCATTTTGTATCCAGCGTTATACTCTACAATCAACTCAAACTCGTCACAGTTACAAGTACAACAGTTCTGAGGAATATTACTATTATCAATAATAAGTACTCCACGACGAACTGTGTATTCATCTTCTGTGAGAGTGTAAGTTGTATCTTCAAGACCGTTGTAAACGTGCATTGTGACACTCACAATATCAAGCTCACTTCCGTCTGCATGGTAGAACAATGGAAACTTTTTATAACGTGCGCAAGGTGCACAAGTCATACAATCTGGCATGTAGTCAAAACGTTCCTCTCTGAGACCATATAAGAATGTTCCACAGAGAGTATCGTTCCAGCATAATGATACGGACAAAAGAGAAATCAAGTTCTCAATGAGCACCTTGACTTCTTCGTCCTTTTTATCACAAAAACACGGACAAGCGTCTTTAATTTGGTTAACAATTAAATCGTCCATGTTTTTAATCTCCTATTAGCGGTCGATAGGTGTTTGGATACCTACTTGGTTAGCCAAACGACCTACAACTGGCAAGCATTCAGCTGGAAGCGCAACGTTTGTGATACGAACGATTGAGTTGAAATCGTCAGTTGCTACAGCGAAACGACGACGGATACGGTTACACAATGTTTTACATGCACCGATTGATTGGTCGTCCTGAGTTGTTTGTTCTGTTTCAATAACAGAAGAATTAGGGTTCAATGATAAGTTATCACCGATGATACCAACGTGGTCGAGGTTCAAGAGAACAAGGTCTGATGACCAGTCATCGCTAAGGTCATACATATCAGTTGTACCAGTTTTGAGGTTACGGAGTAAAGTCATACCAGTTTGTTCTTTGATAGTATCAAGAGCTTTGTTCAAAGCGTCGATAGCGAAACGGTTACCAAGGGCTAACCAGTTACCACCCATAGCGTTCAAGAAGCAGTCAGCTGTCATCAATGCACCAACAAGGTTAGCACCATCAAGGTTGACTACAGAAGCGTGAGAGAGAAGTTCTTGGATACCCATTGCTGGCAAGAGACCCTCTTCTGGTACGAACACATCTGATTCACCGAACAATACTTCACGTGCGAATTGGAATACTTCCATACGACGGAGTAAGTCAAGGCGACGTTGGTAAGCGTCAGTACCTTTGAGTTTCATAACGTTAGGCATTTTGTTCATTGCGCCACCGTTGATTTGGTGAAGCATAAACATGTCGTCGTCAGTCATGCAGTCCTCAGTACAGATTTGCATAAGGTCTGTGTAGAATGAACGTCCTTCCATTTCTGGAAGTTTCACACAACATGGAGTTCCCTCAAAACCGACTGGCACAAGGTTCGCTTGGTCACCGATTTTGAAACGGAATTTGCAGTCAACACCATCGTCAACTTTAACAATTTCTGCGTTTTGGAAACGACGTGAAGCTGAACCATTAATCAAAGCTGAAAGCCAAGCGTAGTTTTCGTTGATTACTTGTGTTGGTTGAGCGTCTTCATGAGTTTCAGACATTCCGAAAGTTACAGGGTCACAGGCATTTTGCATTTGTGACATTGTTGGGCGGAAGAAGCCCTCAGTGTTAGCTTTATTTAGGGCTGGGTTTAAAATAGGCATTAGTATATTCTCCTTTTAAATGACACTACCAGTAACATCAAGACCGAAGCGGTTGAGTTTACGTTCAGTAGTAGCGATATTCGCTTTTTGTTTACCGTCTGCACCAACATGGAATACATCTTCCACAGCTGGTTTGTCTTCAACAGGAGTTTCTTCAACTTCGTCTTTCACAGCTGGTTGAGCTGAGTTTTCAGTAAGTTTAGCGACAGCGCCTGTTAAGGCAGTGATAGCTGAGAGAACATCGGCCATTGTAGGTTCTTCTGTCGATGTTTCTTCAACAGTTTCTTCTACAACTTCTTCTGTTTCTTCAACTTCTTCAACAGTTTCTTCAACCGTTGATTCAGTAGTTTCTTCTGTAGATTCGGTAGTAGCTTCTTCAACTACACCATTTTCTACGAGTTTATTTTCGTTAGGCATATTAGCTCCTTTGTATTCTTTGGTTAGGTTAGCGAATTTTTCATCGGCTGACGCAAACAGGTCTTGATACGAAATCTTTGGCATACTGCCGACACTGTTTGAGATAACAGGAAGCACTTCATCAACGAATCCAAGGTCTTTGGCTTCATTGGCTGTAAAGAAAGTTTCATTGTCAAGATACTCACGAATCTTGTCTTCTGAAAGACCAGTCTTCTTAGTATAGATGTTGACGAGGTTAGTAGTACCAGCGTCTAACATGTTTGCAATTTCTTTAACTTCCTGTGGACGAAGTGTCATACCCCATCCAGTTGTGATACGAGGATTGTGAATCATCAACTCTGAGTAATCGTACATTTTAGTTTTACCAAATGCACAAGCAATAGTTGAACCAGCAGAAGCGATTAAGCCAGAAAGAATTCCGACTGTACCGTTCTTAACTTTTTGCAACTCTGCTATAATCTCACTAGCTGATGAAACCATACCACCCATACTTGAAAATTCAACTTCAAGTGGTTCGTTCAAGTCGTTTGCTTTTTCAACAACGTCTGCAACTTTCTTGGGTGTGATGTTTTCTTCATCGTATTCGTCGAGCCATTTACCGTAACCATTGTCTACAATGTATCCAGTAAGTTTAGCTTTCATTTAATCTCCTTGAACACTGGGAATAACACAGTAGCTTTAGTACCACCACATACTCCACATTTGTTAACTTTGAGTCGGTCACCATAGACGGCACGATAATCCGCAACTTGGCGAGGTGTTTGGCTGTCTTTCTTTTGAAGTACATCCAAGACACCATCTGCAAACTGAGGGAATTCATCTTTGAAATCTTCTGTGTCATAAATAACATCAGCGTCAAAGGTCAACGCTTTTTGAACACGACGACCTTTAGAATCCTCAGCGATGAATGCACGAGTCAATTTTGATGGTGCGAATTCACTTAGTTCGAATTTCATTTGTCCACGGCTTTCTTTTTAGTAGAACGTTTCTTAGTAGCTGGTTTTTCTTCAACTGCTTCTTCAACGTCTTCTTTAAGTTCATCAACAGCTGGGTCAACGATTGAGATTGGTTGGCCGTCATCACCGAAGTAATTCACTTCTGGATGTTTTTCGCCAAAGCGACGTGCTCTTGCTTGCGCTTTGGTCAAAATTTTGTATTGTTTAGTAGCCATCGGTCACCTCTTACTCTGCGTTTTTAGTGTAGTGGTAAACAACTGATACAGGTGATGGTTGGAATTCACCCTCTTTAGCGCCATCTACAGAAGCAAATGTGTAACCAGAGATTGCTTTTTGTTCAGTAGTGTATTTAGTACCTACACGACCAGACAATGTAACAAGTGGTGAGATGTTAGTGTTGTTTTCGTCAACGTATTGAACTGTAACCGCACTGATACGGTCAGAACTGCAACAACCGAATGGTACAGACATATCATCAAATGTGACTGTTTCTGTTGTCAATTCTTGTTTCATTGAACAAACGCAATCTGGGTTGATTGATACAGTATCACCAGCGTCGTTAGTTGCTGTGATGAATCCATCGAATCCACGTTGGAGTGAAACAACAATGTTAGTTGCTTGTTGACCAGAGAAAGTTCCCATTGAAACACCCTCTTTATTGAACACTTCAACAGTCATCTTAGGATTTTTGATAGTGATTTCAGACATGTTATGTCTCCTTTATTTTAGTTTAAAGCTAACGGATGGCTTAACGTCATCTAAACTGCTCAACACTTTGAACAATTCGATAGCCATTTCTGGGTCATCTTCATAAAGGTTTCCAGCAAAGTTATTTACAAACTCGTCACGAGTGAAGTAACTACGCTTGAACTCTTTTACTACAGTACCCTCTTCGAGAGGTGCTGTAAAGCCTTGAACTTGCGACATCTTGAATTCTGGCGCATTCTTTTTAGCAAAGATTGCCATTGGGTCAGTCACGAAATGAGCAAGACCTTTTTCTTCGTCAATCCAATATGTGATTGCGAAGAATACGAATGGGTCAATTACGACACGGTTAACACCGTTGAAAACTGTTTTCCCTTTTTCGTCTTTTTGACGGATATAAACTTTTGCATTTGGGTCTACTGCGTCAATGTACTTTTGATGTTCGTCCGAAGTATAGTAAGCCACCCCACCAATTGTAGCAATCGGTTTGATAGACTTCAATGCTTTGATACGAGCTTCTTGTGTTTTGATGTCTAGCATGTGTTCTCCTTGTTTGATTGAGTTATATCATGGATATGACTTTAATATAACACATTTTTCAATAAATTACAATAATATTACAGATTTAAGTTTTCTCTGACATAATCTTGTGCTTCGGCAGTCATACCAATCTTGTACATAAGTTCGGCAACTTCTGCGGTAGTCTTAGCAATTTCTTGTTGTGTAGCTTTGTCAACAATCTTCTCAGATGTAAGAATTTCGTCGTCTGTGATGTCGAACAGAACGGTCAACTGTGACATGAATGTTTCACGAATTTCACGAACTGTTGTATCTTCCGCTGTGGCATTTACGTTGGCGATTGAAATATTACGGTCTGACAAAGTACCAAGACCAAGAAGTGAAGCTGGGATACCATACATTGATGGCAAGATTGTGTCGTCTGAATCCAACAGTTTCAAGAACAGGTTGGGAGTGTTTGTGTTTTCCAAACGCTCAATGTTATCGATATTGGATGGACTAATGATGAAGTCGTCATCACGAAGATTATGCAATGAGTTAGAGAAAGCTTTGGTGAAATCTTTAACTGAATCGAGGAAATCTTTCTTCGCATTATGATTACGATTAATCAATTGATTGAGCGAATCATCTTCGGCTACACCAGTAACTTCATCTTTCAATTGAATAATCAATCGACCAAGACCTTTTTCAAGGAACTTGTGATTCATAGCGTCACGGAAGTAAGCTGAGTTTTCAACTTCTAATCTACTATAGTAGAGACGACTAAGTGGATTTTGAACTTCTGTATCATAACGGAGATTGACAAAACGTTTCATTCCAACTGGAACATACATCATCTTGTCATCAAAGTTAGTGATTTTATTTCCACGCTTGATGGCTTGAAGAATCCAATCGTTATTGTAGCGTGGGTCATTAGGGTCATTCACATCGAAGTCTTGGAAGTTTTCCAAATCGAGAACAGCGTCTTTTGGTGCAAAGTCATCTGTGTAGATAATATAACCAAGAACTTCTGATTTCATTGTCGTTGAACGTTGACGCATTCCCATTACTACAGTGTAGCGGTCATGCGGATAAGTTACCAAGTCACCATTAGGTTGTTTGAAAACACCAGCACGACCATAAAGCAAAGCTTCTTTTGTAGCGTCTGTAATTTTACGATCATTCGAAATTCCAGTAAGGTCTTTCGAATTCAACATCTTTTGAATCGCTTCGGTCTTGGTTGTGATTGTCTCATTTTTGAGGTCAGTCACAATCATTTCTTCCTTGTACACAAAGTCAAGGATTTGACCGACCACATATTGGATACGTGGGAAGCGTTCGATGAATTCGTCTAAGGTCATACCAGCAATTGTGTCGTCTACGAATTTTGGTTGCTCTTTGGTGCATGGATTCTCACGACATTCTGGGCGATACTCTGTGACCTTATCCCAGATTGGGCTATCTGGACTCAAAGCATTGGTCACAGCGTCCATGGTTTCCGTTGCAAGTTCGGTATTAGTAATACGTAAGTTCTCTGCGTCTTCGAGAATCTTTTTCGTATTGACTGATGGAGCGAACAGTTTCATAATTGGGTTCATTAACGTACCTCATTTGCGTAATTCAAAATCTCTACCGTTTCTTGGTCAGTGGCTACTTGTTGAGTAACCAAATCTAAGATGTACGCATGGACAGCAAGTAATGCTGAGTCAAGGTAGTCGGTAGAACGACCGAGACGTTTCTTGATTGCGTCTTTAGGGTCAATTTTGATTTTCTTGTTTTCTTCTTGCGGTAAGTCCATTACCGCTTGCATTTCTGGTTCTAACTTTTCCCAAACCTTGGATGTGACACGCAATCGGTCTGAGTCAATCAGTTCCTTGAAATCTAGGAACAATTCTCCACGCTTTTTAGCTGGAAGAATCGCATTTTTGTGATGTTTCTTAACACGTAGTGCAGTCGGCCCATCACCGAAACGGATTGGAACAACTGGAACACCAGAATCATTGGTCAACAGCATTGTATTGAATTGACCCTCACCGACACCAGTTGCGTCCATGCAACAGACTTGGGTATTGACCTTTTTCATGTGATTGATAACATTTTCGGCCATGTCAATTGGTGATTGGTGGTCAACCCAGCGTTCTGGCTTAACATCTTCGTAATCAACCAAGCGAATATAGGCTTTATCTGGGTCAACTTCCAAATCGAATACAATAGACTGGTCTTTACCACGTGTGGCAACGTCAAATCCGTTGTAATAATTCGAACCAGCAATATTTTTCGGTGTGTCATCAATGTTTGGATTGGTTGTGAAGAACGCATTCTTAGTATTGACACCAAATTCTGAAAGATAAAGGATACGCAAGTCGTCTTCGTGGTTGAAGAATGGGCTGTTCTTGATTTGTTCGATAACCAAATCAAGAATATAGTTGCGTTCTTCATCAGTAAAGACGATTTGTGATTTCAAATAGCGGTGGTCATCGTCAAGTAGAGAGAAAACGGATGTTAAATATTTTCCCTCAGCCACATTGAGTCGCCAATCTCCCCAGATGACTGCTTCATCGCTAGTCAATGGGTCTTTAATCATGTCAAGATAAGAGTGATTCATCAAATGGGGGTTACTTGACTTGGTGATTGTACCAGCTCTACCTTGTGGGTCAACATAAGCGTAAGCACGACCTTGGGCAAGAGTAGCTTCGTCTTCTGTAAGGAGTGAATACTCGTCCATGTAAGATGAACTGTGGACACCAGTTGCGTTTTTGGCAATGGTTAAGTCGATAAATCCACCAGATGGAAAGGCGAAACGTTTTTGAGAAGCCCCTTTGTTCAATGCTTCGGCTTTTGACTCAGAATCAAAGAGCAATCGCTTATAAGTGGTTGATTTTGATACGGCACTGGCCAATTCTCGGTAAATAACGTTATTCAACTCACGGTTGGGTGCAAAAGCAGTGATACCCTCACCACGTTTGGCACGAATAAGGTTGATATTGGCAAAAACGTAGGATTTACCAAGACCTGTACCCAAAATTGTGGATAAAATACGTTTTTCACGCTTCAAAACACAGCCAGCAATCAATGCTTGGGTGAAATAAAGGTGATTTCCTAGCTCATTAAAGACCTCATTGTAGCCATAATTGGCCAATTCTTGACATCTATCCCAGTCTAAAGAGAGCCTGTGATAGTATTCTGGTCTTGGCATATAGCCCCAAAGCCATGGTTCAGTAAGGAAATGAGGACGTAATGACTCTAATCTATCCAGTAATTTTTGCTGATTATTGGAATATCTTGGTTTCTCAGTCAATGATTTCCCCCTCTATGGCCTTTGGTTCAACTGGTTGAGCTTGTTTCATCATTGTAAGACGTTGAACTTGACGGTCTTTTTCTTCCAATTGACGTTTCATTTCTTCAAATTGTTCCATGTTAACAGAAACATTAGTGTTTGAAGTCTCAACACGTTGAGTTGCTCGACCCTCGGTTTGTTCCATGACTTGGAACATAATTTTCGGATTCCCTTTGGCTTGAAGCAAAGTACGAATCGCAGTATCAACTAAGTTGGTCAGTTTTCGTGGAGCGTCTTCGTATTGATAGAGATTGTCCATGTCCTTTTTGATTGCTTCGGTTTCTTTAACCTCAGTGTCTGAGATTTCGAACTTATAAGCAATGAACATGAACGTATCCATCTCCAACGCAGAGAAAACTTTCAAACATTCACGGTAAGAGTTCCACCATTGGTCTGGAATCTGTGGCCGTTTCTTGTTGTACTTAATGTTCTGAGGGTTGTCTCGGAATCCACCTTTACCACTTCTATTGATTTGGTCTGGACGTGCACCAAAGCCATACTTCTTGTTTCGTTCAACTACTTTTTCAGAAACAGTGTATGGCCGTTTAGGTTTATTAGCACTAGCGTGTGCTTTACGTTTGATTTCTAGTTCCGCCATTAACTACACCTCCAAGAACAACGCTTTGAGTTCTTCTGGTTCTGGTGTATATCCGATTTCTTCGATTTCTGCTTCGGTGAATCGGACGCTGACAGTAACTCCTCGGTCAATCTTAACTTGTTTGACTTGTGGCGGTTGCTTAATCCCAACCTTTTTAAGAATGTCTTTATCAATGGCAAAAAGTTTCTCCTTGTTTGTTGTACCAGAAGCTTTGTTGTCACGCAACATAATTTCAATTTCTTGGGCTGGGGTTAAATCTGGGATGACATTGACTGGGGCTTTTGATTTACCCAATCGTTTCAATGCTTCCAAACGTTGATGTCCGCCAAGTACTAAGTATGAGCCATCTTTTTGAGGGCTACATACAATAGGACGTGCTTCTAAAAATTTTGGATGTTCCTCGATAGATTCCATAAGCTTAGTTAGAGCTTTGTCGGAAATCTTCCGAGGATTCTTTGGATGTGGTTTCAACAATGCAATATTGATGTATTCCATAGGTGTGTTATTCCTTTCACGTTGTTAACCTAATTATAACATAATTGTAATAGTTTGTGAAAATACAAAAAGACCCCACAACTGTAGGGTCTTTAAGAACTAGAACAACACACAGAAACCGTTGAGTAACAGACCTCGGTACAAGGAATTTAAAAATGAGGTCAAACCCGCTTTCTTTAAATACTTCTCGACTCGGTGGTCGGAGAGAAAAAATTTTAGGTGTGTCTGTATCAACGGCTTCTGAATGTTGTTCTAGCTGGTGTATTACTAACTAAAGGAGTGAGGTGCAAAACATTAAAACATCTCTCACAAAAATAAGTATATCAAAACTTGCTATCAATTGCAAGTTTAAAAGTGACTTATGAAGTCATCGCAACTAATCCGCCAATAATAGCGAATACAATTATAGCGAATGTGATAGCCAATTTGTCATGGTTGTGGTCAACTAACCAATCAAGGATTTTCACAAATCCAAGAATTAGTAAGCAGATGACCGCAATGAAGATGAATCCGATAACGAAAAGTTGTAAAGCTGACATAGTTTCTCCTTATTAGAATATCATCGTATATACTAGATAAAAGCAGTATCCGACGAAAGCGATATTGAATAGTGATAAGCCGATAAAGAATTTTTCCATGATAGTTTCTCCTATAAAATTGTGAATGCGATATAAACCAATACCGCTAGTGTGACTGAACTTGCAATACATAACCAGACAATTCCACCAAAGTCATGTCCACGATTGTTCATTTTCATTGCTGGTTTACCAACTACTCGATAAATCAATCCAGCAATAAGACCAATAATAAATACAGATATTAAATACATTATGCTTCTCCCCAATATAATAGAATGACCTTGTCATCTCCAAAGCCTTTTTGCAATGTAACGTCGATACCTTGGGCTTTTATCCAGACTTCCCATTCACCGAATTCTTCTAGTAGAATTTCATCAAATTTGCTTCCACAGTCAATGGCAAGATAGTTTTCACCCTCTTGTGATTGTTTGACCATTCCATCGTACAACTTTGTATCCATGAAATGTTCGTAGTCATGGATTGGTGGTTCTGGCATTACACTTCGTAGGTCTTGAATAAGCTCAGATGGTTTAGGACGATGTGGTGGTGTTGGAACTTTAAATCCATTTTGTGGTTGCATTGGTGCATTAGTTCTTGGTGGTCGTTTGAATTTTGGTTTTAATAAATCCGATAGTTTCATTTTAATTCTCCTATACGTTCTACTGCAATGTAGCTTTTTAATTTCCATTCACTAGACATACCTACAACCAACCATGCTGTATGTGCATGTTGCATTTCATTTTGCACAACAAGAGGAAGTGGTACTCGGCCGAATTCACGAGTGAAGAAATAGAATTTCCCAATCGAACCTTTTACTTTGAATATAGAACGAAATTCGCTGAACAGTTTTTCTGGTTGCCAATGACGCATTTGTAACGAACCGCGGTATTTTGGTAAATCAATGAGTGCTTGTTCTTGCAATTTCTTAGCTTCGACAATCACATCTGAGAAGTCCATTTCGTTGAGTGGTTTCGAAAATTTGGATTCCAGCTTAATCATTTCATTGACAGCACTCGCTACATTCATTCGATTACGACCAGTGAACGGAAATTCGATTTCATGGTAGGTCACAGAGTTTCCAGCTTTTGTGTGATAGTTGTAAGATTTCATTCGTTCTCCTTTAATAATACGTTTAGTCGTTCCATGATTGCTTCGGTGAGTTTTCTTAATTCACTAGGTTCAACCGAGTCGAGTAGTTCTTCCACAGTGTGTGCGAATCTCCAACCAAGGTCGAGCGCTTCGCCAGTTAGTTGAGACACTTCCGTTGGGTTCGAAACTTGCATATAGGTTTCGAATTCACCGTCGTGAGTGAGGAATGCTACTAATGTTACAGTCGATTGAGGGGTAATTATTTTGAGTAGGTCGGCTGGTATAGCCACTTCATCCCCATATCTCGGTTTCAGAACTTGCATTGGGTGAACGTATTTCTTAGCTAAAGAGATTCCACTTGTAGCTGTAAAATGTTTAGCAAGCTCTGGATTAGCGTGAATTGCTTGGATTGCACTACGACCAAGCTTTAGCTGGTCGACTGTTTCCTCGGATTCGGCTTGTGCTTGTAGGTCTTTGTACTCGTATAACAATTCGGTTTTAGTAAGCTCAGTGAACGGTTTTGACAACTGAGGTATCAATGCTAAACCAGCTCCAAACTTAGATAGAATCTTGTCAAGTTGTTTTAGTTCTAAATCAACTGAGATTGGTGCACATGTTATTGTACGACCAGATGTGTTAATGTAGGAAAAATTTTCCATATGTTGTTCTCCTTTACTTGATGGTTCTAGTGTACCATATTGCGTATTACATTTCTAGGGAGATTATATTAAATTTATATTACTTAAATTGTGTACACAATCCAGAATCGTTTGAGACAATTTGTTATTCTAGTTAAAATTATTAATGCACATGAAATATGAAAAATATAGTTGAAAAATTTGTAAAAATATGGTAAAATTCCGATTGAGGTAACAAATAATAATCAATAATACATAATATTCAATATAACATACATCATCGAGACCCTAAGTGATGAATCTGGAAGCTCGATGAGGATGTATGTTATGAATTAATGTATAATATGATACCTTGGTATAAACGCCCATATTCTGCTCATTTCATTCACCTGTTGGTACAATATGTATGAAGACAGTGATAGCAAGGAATCTGGGCATTTTAATGAATCTATCGAATCTCTCAATTGCTGAGAGATTTTTCTTTTATTAGGATTGATTGGGATTCTTCTGAGAGTTGAGGTTGACCGTCAGAACTTATCATTTGTCATCTCCTCATTAACCACTGCGGGGATGACAATGAATGAAATAGCTGATATAGACCTTTTGTTTGATAATTATGACCAGAAATAATTTGTAGCTTATTTTTTGACAGTAGGGTTAGTAATCAACGGCTCAGTGAGTGGTCAAATCTTGTACGGCCACTGCGAAATTTTTCAACTTTCTTCTATTATATACAAAAATTTTTGGCGCAAATTTTTAGATTGATTTTGCACCCAATTCGAATCCATTTTATGTGACACAATTTAATAAAATTTAGTAGCTCCCAAGACAGTAAAATGTTTTGGGATTTTTTTTCGCCCAAATTTTCAGTTACCTATCTCACTATATTTGTTAACCGTTGAGATTTTTCATTTACCTGTCTCAAAATAAGTGTTAACCCCATACGTGACAGACAGGTTACAAAG